GGGGTCTCGCGCTGTGTACGGGTCTGGAGTTTGTCCGTTTTGCGCTCGGGCTGTGGTTCAGACCCCTCTGAGTCTTCTTGATCTTTATCCGTCACACTCTGTTACGTAACAGAGTGTGACGTCCGTCGTGGACAGCCACGTTTGATCGGCGTGGTGCAGAGGAAGGCCCGAGTCTCCCGGCTCGGGCCTTCCGCACATCCGGGAGGCACCTCTATGGCTGGCATGGGACCGCCGCCGAAGCCCGCAGGGCAGCGCCGGCGCACAAACCCGACCATCGCAATGACGCAGCTGCCCGCGGAGGGCCGCAAGAAGCGCGCCCCGAACTGGCCGCTCATCCCCGACGTCATCCTCACCGTGCGTCGCGACCTCGCCAACGACAAGGTCGAGCGCCTCCGGTACGACATCAACGAGGCCGAAGCCGCCGGCCAGCCCACCGGCCCGCTCGAGCGCCGGCTCGACGCAGCCCTCGAGACGCTGACGATCTGCGAGCGGCAGCTCGCCGAGCAACGCAAGCTCGAAGCCGTCCTGTGGAAAGACCTCTGGTCGCTTCCCCAAGCCGTCCAGTGGGAGCGGCTCGGCTGGACGCGCGACGTCGCGCAGTACGTGCGGCACAAGACCCTCGCCGAGCTCGGCGACCTCGACGCAGCGAAGGAAGCCCGCCAATGGTCGGACCGGCTCGGCCTGTCGCCGATGGCGCTGCTGCGGCTGCGGTGGGAGATCGTGTCTGACGAGCTGGCCGAGGCGCGTGACGCGAAGGCGGCGCCGGCCAAGGCGCGGCCCCGGCTCCGCGCGGTCGAGTAATGCCCTGGCGCGGGCCGGAATTCGAGGGCGAGATCCCAACCCTCGGGTACGTGGTCGGCGAATGGATCGAAGCGAACTGCGTCATCCCCGACGGGAACTACCAGGGCGAGCCGTTCGTGCTCACCGACGAGATGTGGATGTTCCTGTTCCGCTTCTATCGGCTCAAGCCCAACGCCCGGTACATCAAGGACCGGCCGTCGGCGGCGTTCCACAACCGCGGCGGTCTGCTGATGCGTCCGCAGAAGTGGGGGAAGGGGCCGTTCGCCGCGGCGATCTGCCTCGCCGAGGCGTTCGGCCCGGTCCGGTTCGCCGGCTGGGATGAAGACGGCGAGCCCATGGGCGAGCCGCACCCGACGCCGTGGATCCAGATTGTGGCCACGTCGGAGGAGCAGACTGACAACACCTGGCTGTGCGTCTACGAGATGGCCCGCCGCGGTGCAGTCGCCGACATCCCCGGCGTGGACATCGGGGTCGAGGACATCAACCTGCCGTCCGGCGGGAAGATCGAGCCGCGTACGTCGAGCGGGAAGGCCCGGCTGGGTGCCCGGCTGACGTTCGCGATCTTCGACGAGACCCATCTCTTCGTGGAGAGCAACGGCGGCGTGCTCCTCGCGTCCACGATGAAGCGGAACATCGGCGGCATGTCCGGGCGGTGGCTGGAAACCACCAACGCCTACGATCCGAGTCAGAAGTCCGTCGCCCAGCGCACGCACGAGGCGAAGATGCCGGACGTCGTCGTCGACTACCGGCCGGCGCCGCGGCTCCCCCGCCAGGACGACGATGAAGACTGTCTCGCCTGCCTCGAGCACGTCTACGGGGACTCGTGGTGGGTGGACCGGGACCGGGTCCTCACCGACGCTCGGGACCCCAACGTCTGTCCAACGTGGGCGGATGCGCTGCGGTACTTCTTCAACCGGATCGTCGTCGGTGTCGCCGACGCCGTCGACGCCACCCGCTGGGACGCGAAAGTCCGGGACCGGGACCTGACTCCGAAGCAGAAGATCGCCATCGGGTTCGACGGCTCCCGATCGCTGGACTGCACCTCGATCGTGGCGTCCAGACTCGAAGACGGCCGCTGGTTCCACCTGCGCACCTGGAACCCCGCCGACTACCAGGACGGGAAGATCCCACGGACCGAGGTCGACCAGGTCCTCACCGACGCGTTCGAGGCATACGAGGTGCTGTACTTCTTCGGCGACCCGTACCGGTGGCAGGAGTACTTCGACGTGTGGGCCGCACGCTGGCCCGGCCGGGTCGTGGAATTCCCCACCAACGTCGAGAAGCGCATGGACGACGCCATCGTGCGTTTCCAGACCGTGTTCAGGGGCGACATGACCCACGACGGCGACGACATCCTCCGCCGGCACGTCATGATGGCCGCGCTTGCCAAAGGCCGCAAACGGGCGCCGCGGCCCGAAGAGGATCCGTCGGTGTCACACCACTACCTGCGGATCGTGCCCAAGCGCGACAAGGGTCACATTGACACGTTCGTTGCCGGGATCCTCGCCGAGGCCGCCCGCGGTCAGGCAATCGAGGAGGGCGCGTTGACGGCAGGTACCTCGGAACCGTGGGCAATGTACGCATGACGAAACGTGAAGCCCTCGGGCTCCTGCTTGTGGCCATCGCTCTCGTGACCGCCGGCCTCACCTGGTGGCTCGGACCCGCCGGGCTCATTTGCTCCGGCGTCGGCCTGGCCGCGCTCGTGCTCTTCGTCTTCGATATCGAAGGGCGGGCAAGTGAAGCTGTGGCGGACCCTGATCGGGCGTGGCGAACGCCGGTACACCCTCGACGAATGGGCTAAGGACGCTGCGAACTGGTTCACCTTCAACGGCCACACCTACCCCATCGTCGGGCTGTCCGGGATGGGTTCCACGGTCGAGGAGATCGAACACACCTTCCAGGGCTACGTCCGTGGCGCCTACAAGCGCAACGGTGTGGTGTTCGCCATCTCCCTCGCCCGGCAGCTTCTCTTCAGTGAGGCGCGGTTCCAGTGGCAGCCGCTCGACAAGGGCCGGCCCGGGACCTTGTTCGGGAATCCCGATCTGACGCCGCTCGAACGGCCATGGCCAAACGGCACCACCGGCGAACTCCTTGGCCGGATGGAGCAGGACGCCACGAACTCCGGGAACTTCTTCGTCGCCCGGGAAGGCCAACGGCTGCGGCGGCTGCGACCGGACTGGGTATCGATTGTCCTGACCGCCCCACCGGACGAGGCGGTCGAGTCCGACGTCGCCGGCTACCTGTACCGGCCCGGCGGCCTCATGTCGAAATCCGAAGGGAAGCTGTACCTGCCCGGTGAGGTCGCGCACTGGTCGCCGATCCCCGACCCGGAGCAGCAGTACCGCGGCATGTCATGGATCACGCCCGTGGTGCGGGAGATCCAGGCAGACGGGGCAGCGACCGACCACAAGGCCGCGTTCTTCCGCAACGGCGCCAAACCCGGCCTGGTCGTGTCGCTCAAGGAGAACGTCACCTCTGACCAGTTCAAGAAATTCATCGAGATCATGAACGCGGCGCACGCCGGCGTCGACCAGGCATACAAGACCCTGTACCTCGGCGGCGGCGCCGACGTCACAGTCGCCGGCGCGGACCTCAAACAACTCGACTTCAAAGCGACCCAAGGCGCCGGTGAGACGCGGATCTGCGCGGCCGGCGGCGTGCCACCCATCATCGTCGGACTATCCGAGGGACTTCAGGCCGCCACGTACTCCAACTACGCGTCAGCCCGGCGGAAGTTCGGCGACCACTGGGCTCGCCCGCAGTGGCGCTCGGCGTGCGCCGCGCTCGAAACCGTGGTTCGCAGACCGCCCGGCTCGGTACGGCTGTGGTACGACGACCGCGACATCGCGTTCCTCCGCGAGGACGAGAAGGACAAGGCCGCGATCCTCAAAGAGCAGATGCTCGCCATTGAGTCCGGGGTCCGCGCTGGCTACACACCCGAGTCCATCGTGGCCGCGGTGTCGAGTGGAGATCTGACACAGCTCGCCCACACCGGCCTCTACTCGGTACAACTCCAGCCCGCCGGCGCGTCCAGTCCGGCGGATCCACCCGCACGGGAATCAGGAGGCGACGGTGGCCAAGCGTGACCTCTCCGTAGTGCGCGGCGTCCCTGCGGTCGACGCGCTGCGCGCCGTTCCAGCCGATGGGCCGGAGCCGGGGATGCCGACGATGGCCGTGCGGTTCTCCCCGTTCGGCATCTGGTACCGCATCGCGAGCTTCTGGGAAGGCGAGTTCCTCGAGCGGACCCAGCGTGGTGCGTTCGCGAAGACCATCGCCGAGCGGCAGGCCCAGATCAAGGTGCTGTTCAACCACGGTATGGACTTCCACGTCGGCGAGAAGATCCTCGGCGTCCCCGAGGTGCTCGAGGAGCGGGACGACGGACCGCACGCCGAGGTTCCGTTGCTGGACACCTCCTACAACCGAGACCTTCTTCCCGGCCTGGAGGCCGGTGGCTACGGGTCCTCGTTCATGTTCCAGGTCCTGCGTGACGAATGGAGCGAGGAGCCTGGCGTTTCCGAGCACAACCCGCAGGGCATCCCCGAGCGCACCATCCTCGAGGTGCGGCTGCTCGAATTCGGGCCGGTCACCTGGCCAGCCAACCCCGCCGCAACCGCTGGACTGCGGTGCATGACCGACTGGTACGCCGATCGGCTCCGGTCCCGCAGCCCCGACCGCCACGCCGCGCTCGCCGCGCGGTTCGAAGACTTCCGTGCCCAGCACGGCCTCCGCACTCCCGACGCCGACGCCGCCCCTGTGGGCACCTCGGCACCGGGCGCCGCGATCAGCCCGACCGACGCGCCGGACACCCCAGTGGTGCACCACTCGACCGGTCTGTCCGCGCACGCGCGAGCGCGACTGCTTGCCGTGCCTTCCCTTGCACATCTGGGAGCAGACTGTGAACCCACGCGTGCGGCTCGCCGAGATTGAGGCCGAGCTTCGCAGCATCCACGAGGCCGCGGGTGACGCGGCCCTGACCGAAGAGCAGCAGACCACCTGGGACACCCTCGTCGCCGAACGGGGCCAGGTCGAAGCGGCGATCGCCCGAGACGACGAACGCCGCGCCGTGGTGCGGTCGCTGGCCGACCGGCCCGGCCACACCGAGAACGTCGACCCGGTGGCACCCGAGGTGATGCGCAAGGTCGAGCCGTTCGACGGCTCCGACGTACGCGCGCTGCCCCGACACCAGGCCCGGGACAAGGCCCGCAAGGTGCTCGAGTCCCGCGAGCACACCGACCACATGACCGACGAGCAGCGCGCCCACGTCGACCGGCTACTGCGCACCGAGTCGAAGAACTTCGACGGCACGAAGCTGGCCCGGCTCCTGCTGGCCAGCGAGAACCCGCACTACCACACCGCGTTCCGGCAGATCCTCGGCGGCGCGGCACTGCTGTCGTCCGAGGAAGCGGCGGCGCTGCGGCAGTTCAACGAACTGCGGACCGCCATGTCCCTGACGGACGCGGCGGGTGGGTACGGCGTTCCGGTCAACACCAGGGCCGCCTAGTCCGGCGACGGACTAGTGAAAAACCCGAGAATTGCTGGGACATCCCGCTAGACGTCCGCACCACAGCGTGAGGCGAAAGCCTGGACGCGACGGTTCGAGAAGCGGACGGTAGGGACAATCAGCAGCCGAGCCCGCCTGGGGAAACCCGACGGGAAGGTTCAACGACCATGCACGGGTTGCCTCACCGAGGCAAAGATATGGTCTGAGCTTCACGGAGACGTGAAGAGGCCGGCAGAAATGACCGGCCCCCTCGGCGCCGCCGAGGAGTAACAACACTGCCTCATTGACCCGACGATCATCATCACCGGTCAGGGTCACCCGAACGATTTCTTCGCCATCTCGCGGGTGGAGCAGATCACCAACGACGAGTGGAAGGGTGTCTCGTCGGCGGGTGCCACCTGGTACTGGACGACGGAAGGTGTCACGTCCACCGACGGCGCGCCGGTGCTGGCCCAGCCGACCGTGCCGACGAAGAAGCTCACCGGCTGGATCCCGTACAGCGTGGAGATCGGCGGGGACTACCCCGCGTTCGCGTCCGAGATGAGCATGGTCCTCAACTCGGGCTACAACGAGAAGGTCGTCGAAGGGCTCACCACGGGACTCGGGACGACAGCCCAACCGACCGGCATCGTCACCGCGCTCGAGGCGAACACCAACGCGCAGGTCGCGGTGGTCACCGACGGCGAGTTCCACCCGGAGGATGTATACGCGCTGTGGGCGGCGCTGCCGATCAAGTGGCGGCGTAACGCGCGCTGGATGTCCTCGACGGAGATCCAGAACGAGGTGCGCCAGTTCGGCGAGAACGACGACGCCAACTTCACCGTCAACCTGCTCGCCGGCGAGATCCCGCAACTGTTCGGCAAGCCGTACCACGCCAACGACTACATGGACTCCATGGTCGCGTCGACGTCGGACGCGTCGCTGCTCATCGTCGGCGACTGGTCGAACTTCCTGATCGCGCAGCGGGTCGGGATGACGGTCGAGGTCGTGCAGCACGTGGTGGACACCACCACCGGTGTCCCGACCGGTCAGCGTGGCCTGTGGGCGTGGGCACGGCTCGGGTCGGACTCGATCAACGACCTGGCGTTCCGGGTCCTGAGCCAGACCTGATCGACACGTACGGGAGGCCGGCAGGCCCTAGACCTGCCGGCCTCCGTCCTATCTAGGGAAGGACACCCCCATGGATGTCGTCTACGTCAAGAAGAACGCCGCGGTGCACTGGGAAGGCCGCGTGCGGCGGGTGCGCCGCGGCGACGCCTGGTCCGCCACCGACCCGCTCGTCGTCGCCAAGCCGTGGCTGTTCGACCACGACCCCGAGGTGCACGGCTCCGAACCCCCGGTCGAGCGGGCCACCCGGGCACCCGGGGAACGCCGAGCGGCGGTCAAGCGCACCCCGAAGGCCGACAGCAGTGGGTGACGCCGTCTTCGCGGCCACCCTGCACGCCCACACCGTGGCGACGTCCTACAGCGAGTCCATGCTGAGGATGGTCGCCTACGACGCGATGCACGAGGGCCGGCTGGTCCGCGGGGGCGGTCCGGCGCTCCTGCCGGCCGGCGTGAACACCCTGCCGGAGGTCCGCAACAAGGCGTGTGCGTACCTGCTCGACGAGTCGAAGGCCGACTGGTTGTTGTTCGTGGACTCGGACATGGGGTTCACGGAGGACTCCGTCGACCGGCTCCTCGAGGCCGCCGATCCCGTCGAGCGGCCCGTGGTGGGCGCGCTGTGCTTCGGCTTACAGCAGGTCGTCACGGACGGCCAGGGCGGCTACCTGACCAAGCCGTTCCCCACGATCTACGACTGGGGGAACCTACCCGGCACCAACCGGTGGGGCTTCACGATCCGGTGGGAGTACCCGCAGAACACCGTCACCCGGGTCGCCGCGACCGGGGCTGCGTTCCTGCTCATCCACCGCGGAATCCTCGACAAACTCCGCGCCGGCGCCGGGGACACCTGGTTCACCCGGGCCGGCCTGCCGGACGAGCCGCGCATCCTCGGCGAGGACATGTCCTTCTGTGCCCGGCTCGGCGCCGCCGGCATACCGCTGTACGTCCACACCGGCGTCAAGACCACCCACCTGAAGCAGCTGTGGGTGTCGGAGGACTACTACGTGGAGACCCGCCGGGCTGCGGCGCTGCGACAGCAGGAGCCGCCCGATGGTGTGGAGATCGTCAGTGGTTGACATCGCGACCTCGGTCGAGGTGCTCGCGCAGCGGGGCCAGCGGCAGGTCATCAACGGGGTGAAGGTCGACAAGCTGGCCGCTGACCTGGACCGGTACTCGCGGATCATCGCGGCGACCCGGCCTGATGTGGTGGTGGAGTGCGGCACCCGCTACGGCGGATCGGCCCTGTGGTTCGCCGGACAGGGTGTCGACGTCATCACCATCGACCTGATCCAGAAGACATCACCCCCGGCGCACCCCGCGATCACCTATCTCGTCGGGGACTCCGTCCACCGCGGCCTCGCCGCCCAGGTCGCCGCCACGGTCCACGGCCGGCGGGTCATGGTGTCGCTGGACTCCGACCACTCCGCCGACCACGTCACCGACGAGATCGACCTGTACGGCCCGCTGGTCACCCCCGGCTGCTACCTGGTGGTGGAGGACACCATCCTCGGACACGCCGACCAGCAGGCACTTGCGGCCGTCAACCTGGCCGGGCTGCCCGGCAGCCCGTTGGACGCGGTCCGGTCCCGCCTCGTCGACAACCCGGCGTGGGTACGCGACGAGGAGATCGAACACCTGCACAGCGTCTCCCACCACCCGATGGGCTGGTGGCGGCGTGCCTGACCTCGTCATCATCACCCCGACCCGCGGGCGGCCGGACCGCTTCGCCGGACTCGTCGACGCGGTCCGGGCAACCTGCGCACTCGACGTGCAGGTCTGGGCCGGCATCGACAACGACGACCCGGCCGACTACGGGCAGGCGTGCGGCGCCGACCTGGTTGTGGCGTTCCGCGGCGCCCGGCGGTCGCTGTCCGGATGGACCAACCACCTCGCCCGGATTGCCGTCGAATCCGACAACCCGCCGCGTTACCTCGCCTCCCTCGGCGACGACCACCGGCCACGCACCCCGCACTGGGACCGCAAGCTCGCCGCAGCAATCGAAGCCATGCCGGGACCCGGCATCGCCTACGGCGACGACCTGCTGCAACGGGCACAACTTCCCACCGCGTGGATGGTGTCGGTCGAGGCGGTGCAAGCCGTCGGGTGGATGATGCTGCCCACCTGTGAACACATGTACGTCGACAACGCCGTCCTTGAGTTGGGTCGCGCCGCCGGCCGGATCGCCTACCGGCCGGACGCGGTTATCGAGCACCTGCACCCGGTCGCCGGCAAAACGGCTTGGGACGAGTCCTACCGGGAAACCAACCACGCCGCCCGGTTCGCCGCAGACCGGGAAGCCTTCCTAGCGTGGAAGCAGACCGGGATGGTGGCCGACGTGGCGAAACTGCTGCGCCGGACCCGCACCCCCGAAAAGAGCCCCTCATGAGCGAACCGTGGAGCGTGGACTGCGCGCATTGCGCCATGGAAGCCGCGCTCATCATCGCCTCGATCGAGGCGCGCAGGCGGCGATGACCGTGATCACCGTCGTCATCCCGACCATCCCCGCCCGGGCCGCGCTGCTCGAGCGCGCACTCGCCTCCGTGGATGCGCAAACCCTGCCGCCGGCGGACGTCATCGTCGAAGTCGACACCGGCCGGGCCGGCGCCGCGACCACGCGGAACAACGCGCTCGAGCGGGTGGACACCGAATGGGTCGCCTGGCTCGACGACGACGACGAGCTGTACCGCGACCACCTCCTGAGGCTCGCCCGGTACGTGCGGCTGTCCGGAGTGGACGTCGCCTACCCCGGCTACGACGTGACCGGCGGAACGGATCCCGTCGACTGCTTCGGTCTGCCATTCGACCCGACGCTCCTCGCCCGCCGGAACTACATCCCGGTGACCACACTGTGCCGCACCGCCGCGGTCCGCGCCGCCGGCGGATTCCAGCCCCACCCCGACGAGCACGGCGACCCCTGCGAGGACTGGGGACTCTGGCTCGCCATGCTCGCGCGCGGCGCAACCTTCGGGCACCTGCCCGTCAAGACGTGGCGCTGGAACCTCGGCGACACCACGAAAGGCAGGCCCGATCGATGGTGACAAGCCTCAAGCCGCGCTCGCTCAATCCCATCTGGCCCTACCCGAGATACACCGGAGGACCACTGGTGCACGACATCGACAGAACCGACCTCGACGAGACGCGACGCCTGCTCTACATGGCGCTGCTTCGGCCGAAAACCGACCGCTGGTACAACCTCGCCGGCACCCTCGTCAACGCGCTGGCGCATCACTCGAGGCTCGCCACCGCCGACGAAGCAATCGAGCACGTCAGCGCACTGTGCGGCGACGGCGACGCCGAACAGGCCGTCGCCTGGGTACAGAACCTGATCCGGCGCATTACCGAACAACTCGGCGACTAAACGGCCCTGGCCATCTCTCACGGAAAGGAGGGGTGGCCATGGCTGTGAACCTGTCCGCCACCATCGCCAACGCTGTCCTCGACGCCCTCTGTCGCTCCGTGACGTGGTCGGAGCCGGACGCGGTGTGGATCCAGCTGCACACCGGCAACCCCGGCACGGCCGGCACCTCCAACGCGGCGACGGAGACCACCCGGAAGCAGGCGACCTTCGGCAGCGCCGCATCCTCCGGAGCAATCTCCAACACGGTCGCGCTCACCTGGACATCGGTCGCCGGCACAGAGGACTTCACCCACTTCTCGGCCTGGTCCGCGTCGTCCGACGGAACGTTCCTCTTCAGCGGCACCGTCACCGCGAACGCGGTCACCGCCGGGGATGACTTCACCGTCGCGGTCGGAGATTTGGACGTCAGCCTGCCGACCGCGTCCTAAGTGGAGGCCCGATGGTCTCCATCTTCACCAGCCAAACGCCCAGTATCACCGACGCCACCGACGCCACTGCCTACACTCTCGGCACCAGCTTCTATGTCACCACTGGTGCATCGTGCACCGGCGCGCGCTGGTACTTCCCCGCGACCCTGCCGGGCGGCACCGTCACCGCAGCACTGTGGACAGACGAGCCCGGTGCCGAGGGAACCTTGTTGGCGAGCAAGGCTTTCTCCTCGCCGGTGGCAGGCGAGTGGAATACGGTCACCTGGGATACTCCCGTCTCGCTCACGGCGAACATCGAGTACATCGTCGGCATCCACACCCCAGACAGGTACGTTGCCACCGCCGGGTTTTTCACCAGCGCGGGCGTCACCAACGGGATCATCACCGCGATCCAGGACAACACCGAAGTTCCGTCCGGCGGCGGGAACGTCCGCAATGGACGGTTGGCCGTCAACGCCAGCCCGACGTTCCCGAACACCAACGGGTCCGGCGCCTGCTACTTCGCTGACGTCGTCATCGCCTCCGCCGCCGAGGTGTTCGGCGCCGCCGCCGCCGACCTCGGCCCGCTCACCGCGACCATCACCGGCACCCGGCGGGTCGCCGGGACGCTCGCCGTCGCACTCGGCGACCTGACCGCAACCATCGTCGGGCAGCGAACCATCAACGGGGTACTCACCGCCGACCTCGGTCCGCTCACCGCGGCCGCCGCCGGGCAGCGGACCGTATACGGCGCCGGCGCCGCCGCCCTGGGACCGCTGACCGCCACCATCGCCGGTGCGCAACCCAACGTCCCCGCCACCTCGGCTGCCACCGTCGGCGCCGGCCGGACATCGACCGCGACGGTGACCGCCCGCCGCACCTCGGCCCCGACCGTGACGGGAGGTTGAGACCTTGTCCGCCACCGTCTTCTACAACGCGGTCAGCGAACTGGCCACGGTCACGAACACATTCTCCGTCGCCGGGGTTGCTACCGACCCGACCGCGGTCGTTCTCGTCGTCACCTCTCCGTCCGGGACGGCAACCACCTACAACTACCCAACCCCGGCCACGCTCACCCGGTCCGGGACCGGCGTCTACACCGTCGACGTCTCCTGCTCGGACAGCGTCAAAGGCACCTGGCAAGCGGTGTGGACCGGCACCGGCGCCGCCGTTGACACCACCGTCGCCAGCTGGGACACGCAGCCCACCGAACACCAGTCCCTGTACTGCACCCCCGAAGCGCTGAAATCCCGGGCCGGGATCACCGACAGCCTCGACGACCGGGAAATCCTCGGTGTCTGCCGCGCCATCTCCCGGTGGATCGACCAGCACTGCTTCGGCGGCCAGGGTCACTTCTACCGGCACACCATGACCCGACACTTCCAGGCCAGCAACCCCTACTGCCTGGAGACTCCACCCCTCGTGTCCGTCGCCACACTGAAGACCGATGAGTCCGGCGACGGCACATTCGAAACCACCTGGACCACCGCCGACTACCAGCTCCGACCGATCGACGCGCCCAACGAACTCGAAGCCGAGCCATACACCTCCGTCCAGGCCGTCGGGTCACTCACCTTCCCCACCCTCTACCAGTGGGCCGGGAACACCCGTAGGGAACGCGTCCAGATCGCCGGGGTGTGGGGGTGGCCGGCTGTGCCCGAACCAGTCTCCGAAGCCGCCCGCATCATCTGCACCGACTTCGCGCAGCTGCCCGGGATGAAGTGGGGCACCATCGGCTACGGCGACTACGGCGCGATCCGCGCCAGGGTGAGCGGGCCGGCGATGCAGATGCTCGCCCCGTACCAACTCCATCCGGTCCTGATCGCATGAGTGAGATCGGCGACATCCGCTCCGCGCTCGAGACCCGCCTCGCCGCGGTCTCCGGGATCCGGGTGTCCGACGAGCTTCCCGGCGCCCTCGACGTCACCGGGAACGCGACCGGCGCCGTGGTGTCGTACGCCGGCACCACCTACAACGACTCGTACAGCGGCACCGCGCTCCGCCGATTCACAGTCACGCTGCTGGTCGGCCGCGCGCCCGACCGCAAAGCCGTCGACAAGGTCAACGGTTTTTGCGAGCGGACCGGCGCCACGTCCGTGCCCGACGCGATCGAAGGCGCCATCGCGAACGTCGCCTCCGACGTACGCGTGGTCTCCGACAGCGGCATGACCGGCATCAGCGTGCCTACCGGCGACGGCGCCGCGGAGTACGCCGGCGTCGAGTTCGAGGTCGAGGTGATGGTGCCGTGAGGTGGCTCGCCGCCGCGCCAGGCCCCGGCTACTCCGTGCAGGACTGCCACGTCGGTTACGTCGAAGCCTTGTGCGGTCTCGGCGAACTGGTGGTCGAGTTCCCGCTCGGTGACCTGCTGTCGTTCTACGACCACGCCCACGTCCCGGTCGGCGGCGAGTTCCGCAAGGCGCTCTCCGGCGAGCAGGCAACCCAGCTCGCCACCGACCGGCTCGCCGGCGCTCTGTACAAAGTGCGGCCCGACGCGCTGTTCCTGACTTCCGGTTTCTTCCTGGACGCCCGGCTGCTCGACGTGGCCCGGCGTGACGGCGTCAAGGTCGTAGCGCTGCTCACCGAGCAGCCCTACGAGCACAGCCGCGAACTCGCCTTGGCCAGCCACTGCGACGTCGCGCTCCTGACCGACCCGATCAACCTGGTGGACTTCCGCGAGGTGTGCACCGCGGTCCACGCCCCGCACTGCTACCGGCCCACCGTCCACACACCCGGCCCGGCCGTCGCGGAACTCGCCGCCGACTTCGCGTTCGTCGGCACCGGCTACCCGTCCCGGGTCGCGTTCCTGGAGGCGATGGACCTCACTGACCTGGACGTGCTCCTCGCCGGCAACTGGCAGCAGCTCGACGACACCTCGCCGCTGCGAGGGCACGTCGCGACTGGGCTCGACGAGTGCGTCGACAACACCGCCGCCGTCGACATTTACCGCTCGGCCGCGGTCGGGATGAACCTCTACCGCCGCGAGTCCGAACGACCGGAGCTGTCGGCCGGCTGGGCGGTCGGCCCCCGCGAAATCGAGATGGCCGCGATCGGCGCGTTCTTCCTCCGCGACCCGCGGCCCGAGGGCGACGAGCTGTTCCCGATGCTGCCCGTCTTCCATTCGCCGGAAGAGGCGTCCGAGCAACTGCGCTGGTGGCTCAACCGCCCCGACCAGCGCGCCGAAGCCGCGATGAAAGCCCGGGAAGCCGTGGCCCATCGCACGTTCGACACCAACGCCGCCGCGCTCCTGCGGCTTCTCGAAAGGAAGTGAACCGTGGCGCGCAGGCACGGCCGGAACACCCGGGTCTACATGAACCTCACCAGCGGCGGCACCGCCGAACCCGTCGCGTTCGTCAAGAGCTTCGAGATGAACAACGGCACCGAGAAGATCGACGTCACCGCCTACGGCGACTCGAACAAGATCTACGTCGCCGGCCTGCCGGACGCCTCCGGCACGTTCACGTTCTGGTACGACGACGCGACCGTGCAGACGTACACCGCCGCCGTCGACGGCATCGCCCGGAAGTTCTACCTGTACCCGGACATCGTCAACGCGGCCTCCCAGTACTGGTGGGGCACCATCCTCCCCGACTTCTCCGTGTCCGGCTCGGTCGACGGCGCGATCGAAGGGTCGTGCAGCTGGAACGCCGCGTCGACGATCGCCAAGGTCGGCTAGTGTTCCGGGCCGAGGTGTCGAAGCCGAATCGTATCGGCGCCGCGGCCCGGGACCTCAAGCGCGCTGGCGGAAACTATCGCCGCGAGTTGGCTGCGGAACTGCGGAAGTCGACAAAGGTCGTCTACAAGGCCGTCGAGTCGGCCGTCGAAACCGGCGACATGCGAGGCCGCCCGGTCCGCGGCGCGAAGAAGCGATTCCCCCAAGGAATCGGCGCCGGCAACCACGTCCGCAAACCAGTCCTACGTGGACTGTCATGGAACGTCAGCACATCGGCCGGCAACCCGCGAGCCGACGTCATCTTCAGCCCCAACAAAGTCGCGATCCGGGTGCGTGCGCTGGTCGCTTACATCGCGGGGCAGAAGACGCGGCTCCGCCACCCGATCATGGGCAAGACGCGAGACGGATCGTGGCGCGGCGGCGTCGGCCAGAACATGCCCAACGCCTGGACACGAGCCCGCCAGCTACTCGATGGCGCACAGAAGGCGGCCGGTCGGGCACTCGACCGCACCGCCCGGATCATGGCCGGACGATAAGCCCTCAGGAGTAAAACCCCTCATGAAAATCCGCCTCGGCGCCTCAGATGCCGAACGACTCGGCATACCCGAAGAGATCCCATTCGACTTCGACCGCATCGGCATCCGCGAAGCCGCCGCCCTACAGAAAGCCACCGACACCCACCCTGCCGACATCGGCGAAGCCCTGGAGGCGGAGGACCTCGAAGTCCTCGCAGGCGTCGCCTGGCTCGCGATCGGTCGGGCGCTCGGGAAACGTCCACCGTGGGACACCTTCGACCTGTACGAGCCAATTCAGATCATCGGCGACGAACCAGAAATCGCCGAGGACGCTGAAGCGGGAAAAGACGACGCCTCTGGGGAGACGACGTCGAATCCCTGATGTGGGCGTGGATGCCGGCCCTCTGTCACTGGTACGGACTGAAGCCCGACGACGTGGAAAACCTCACCTGGCAACAGTTCGATGTGCTCACCGACTGGATCGAAGACAAAGCGGACAAGTCCGGGGGGTGACCGGTGGCCACCCGCGAGGAACGGATCCGCGTCGCGATCGTCGGCGCCACCGAAGGCGCCCGGGATCTCGACCGGCTAGGCAAGGCCACCGACCGGCTCGGCGGCGAGTTCACGGAGCTCGGCCGCGACGCCGCGAAACTGGACACCAAGCTCGACGAGCTCCGCGGCACGCAACGCGAACTCGCCGCCGAGTTCGCCCGCACCGGCGACGCCGCCGTTGGCCAGAAGCTGAAGGCGGCGACCGCCGAGATCGCCACCGCGGTGACCGCACGGAAGGCGCTCGTCGGCGACATTGAGGACGCCCTCGATGAAGCGGACCGGGCAGCGCAGCGCCGCGCGAAGGACGACCAGCGGCGGCGCAGCGAGGCGGTCAAAAGCGCCCAGCGGGCCGCGAAACAACTCGCCGCCGCCGCGAAGGCAGCAGCTGACGAACACGACCGGCAGATGTCCCGGATCACCGACCGGCTGAAGTCAGCCGCCGGCGCCGGGCTTGGCGGGGCACGCGTGGTCGGAGGCGCCGGGGCTGCGGCAGCAGGTCTGGCCTCGCTCGCCGGTCCAGCCGTCTCCGGGATGGTCGCCTTCGGCAAGGCCGCCGTAGTCGCAGGCAAAGCCGTAGCTGGGCTGGCGCCGCTCGCCGCGACGCTGCCCGCGCTGGCCGCCGGGTTCGCGCTCGTGGTCGGCACGGCGAAGATGGCAGGCCCAGCCATCGGCAAGGAGCTCAGCCCGATCGCCGAAGCCTTCACCGGAATCCAAGACAAGATCGGCCAAATCGCCTCGAAGGGTCTCCGGGACCTCAGCAAGGAATTCGTCAGAGTCAACTTCCCGGCCATCTCCAAGGCCATGCAAGACATCGCGGGGGATATGAACACCGTCCTGCGCGTCGTCGGCAAGTGGATCAACTCGGCGTCCGGGCAGCAGATGATCCGCGACATCACCGAGGCGACCGCCGCAGCCACCGACAAGCTCGACGGCCGGGTCGCGCGGCTCGCCATCAGCTTCGGCGAGCTGGTCAAGCGGGTAGGGCCACGCGCCATCACCGGCGCCGCCGACGCCCTGGCCAAGCTCGCCGAGTCCACCATCAAATGGCTCGACAGCATCGACGGATCAGACATCGACGGGGCCATGAAATCACTCGGCGGCTGGGGACAGAAAGCCAAAGACGTCTTCAACGTCCTCAAAGACGTCGGCTCGTGGATGGCTGACAATGAAGGCAAAGTCAAAGCCTTCAGCAACGTCATCGCCGGGCTGGCCATTGTGGTCGGCGCCGCGACCGGGAACGTCTTCGCGGTGCTCGCCGGCGGCGCCTCGCTCGCGATCAACAACTGGGACGGGCTGAAGAAATCCGTCGGCGGCACCGGCGACGCATTCAAGAAGATCGCCCAGGACCAGCACGTCAAGGGGATCTTTCAGTCGATCCGCGAGGGCTGGAAGGGATTCGTCGACAGCTTCCGCGAGGTCATCGACAACGGCGGACTGCGCGAAAAGTGGAAGGGCCTCGTCGACAGCCTGAAGGAGGCATGGGATGAGTGGGGTCCCATCATCAAGGCATGGTGGGACGGCGTCGGAAAGCCAGTACTCTCGGCACTCGGCGCGCTGGCGGGCGGCGTGCTCCTCGCGCTCGTTGACTACTTCCGTAACGTGGCGGATACGATGACCATCGTCGGCAAAGGTTTCAAGATGATGTGGGACATCGCCTCGGCGGTTTTCGGGGCGATTCTGGGCGCCGCGCAGATTGCTTTCGGGTGGCTGCCGGGGATCGGCCCGAAGCTCGACAAGGCGGTGAAGGATTTCGAATCATTCCGGGACCGCGTCAACGGCGCCCTGGACGGCATCGACGACGAAGAGATCAACGTCACCGTGCGGTATAGGGAAAAGGGCCGCGCGCTCGGCATCTCGAACGACTTCCAGTCCGGCATCGGCGGCCGAGCGCACGGCGGACCGGTCCAGGCCGGACGGCCGTACATCGTGGGCGAGGATGGCCCAGAACTCATCACGCCAAACCGCAGCGGACACGTGTGGACCGCCGCGCAGACGGCATCGATGTTGTCTGGTGGCGGCGGTCAGACAGTCCACAGGCTGATCGTCGAGGACACGTCGGGCCGGGTCCTGCTCGACAAGATTCTGAATGCCGGCCTCGGAACCCAGCTCATGAAGATGCGCCGCTCGGGCGATCTCCCCAGCCTGGCTTAGGTCACCACTCGGACTTCGGCGGGCACAGCCACACCCCGTACATCTTGTGCGTGGCGTTCAACGCCGCGGCGTCCGAGGCGACCATCTCGGTTGGCTGGTCGTCCATGTAGCCGGCCCACCAGCCGGAGCGGATCCACGGATGGTCGAGGCTCTGCACATCGCTGGTGCAATCAGCGTGCGGTGCGCGGATGCCGTCCTTCACCGGAAGGTCGGGGCGGCTCATCACGTAGGCGGCGGCACCGCCGGACGCCAGCGCGACCGCAGCGGCGCCTGCGACGATCCACCGGACCGGCCAGCGCCGCGGGCGAGCGCTGGGCTGGGTGAGCTGATCGAGCGTGAACGGGGTCTGAGGGGTCACGCCCGCAGTATGACGCCGTCACGCAACCCTCACCCTCCGCTGATCATCCATCACCGCTGATCCTTTCTGGCAAGGGAGGTCAGCGTGGCTCTCCGCTCCGACTATGTCGATATCGAGATCGCCCCCGGCGCGGATCTGTCCCTCGGCTCGTCGAGCTGGAACTTCGAGGACATCAGCCATCGCGTGCGCGAGAGCGTGGGCGTGCAGATCGGCCGCGGCCGTCCCGACGAGCACGCGACCGCCCCGCCGCAGACGTGCAGGCTGCAGGTCGACAACGCCGACGGCGACTTCTGCCGCACCAACCCGCTCGGTCGGTGGTACGGGCTGCTGTCGACGCAGACGCCGCTACGGATCGCGGCCCGCGGCAACGACCTCAACATCGTCGATACCTACACCAGGTCAGTCTCCGATGGTTGGGGGACTGCGGACTCCGGCGAGGCGTGGACCACGTCGGGTGGGGCGGCGTCGGACTACTCTGTGACCGGCTCGGTGGGCCGGCACACCCTCACCTCCACCAACGTCGCCCGGCACACTGTGCTCAGCTCCGGGCTGCTCGCCTGTGACATCACGTGGCGGTTCCAGACCTCCGCGGTCGCGGCCGGGGCCATGCTCACCACAAGCGCGGTCGCGGCCTATGTGGACGCTGACAACAACATCCGCGGCGAGGTTCGGCTCAACACGGATCAGACCATCACGGTTGCGCTTGTGGAACGCGCGTCCGCATCAGACTCCACTGCGGACACTGGCACCACCACGCTGACGCACGCCGCGAACACCTGGCTCCGGGCGCGGCTCGAAGTCCGGAAAGGGTTTACCGCCGGCGGTGTGGTGGCGCGAATCAAGGTGTGGGGGGACGCCGATGACGAGCCGACAACGTGGCATGCGCAAGCACTGATGGTCGCGGCTGCGGGGAGCGTCGGCATCCGCACGCTCCGCGCTACCGGAAACACCAACACCAACGTCACTATCGACACCGATGATTTCAGTGTCATCGACGGCCCGGTCATCCGGTTCACCGGGTTCATCGATGAACTTCCGCCCCGATGGGATCCGACGCTCACCCACCAGTGGGCGGACATCACCGCATCCGGCCTGCTGCGCCGACTCGGCCAGGGCGGCGCGTCACGGTCTGCCGCCTACGCGTCGCTACGTGCCCTGTCCCCAAAGGCGTTCTGGCCGATGGAGGACCGGTCCGGAGCGCCGAGCCTCGCGTCCGGGATCGTCGGCGGACTCAGCGCCCAATTCACCGGGCTGACCCTGGCGTCCGATTCGGGCATCAAAGGGTCGGACCCGCTGCCGGTCCTCACGAGCACGGCGAGCATGGCCGCCCCTGTGGTGCCGTATCCGTCCACAGGGGAATGGTTGGTGGTGTTCGTCGCCCGGGTGCCGGCAGCGCCCGGCGTGGCGTCGAATCTGCTGCGTTGGTACACCAGTGGCACCCAGTTTCTGTGGACTGTGGACGTGATCCCAGGTTCACCGGACCGGATCGTTCTCAAGGCCTACAACGGGACGACGTACGCGGAGGACCTGGGCGCGACCGGGATCGATATCGAAACCCCCGACTGGTACGGCACGCAGCTCGTCATCCAGGCGTCCGCGGTCACGAACGGGTCCGATTTGGACTGGGACCTCACCGTCACCCCGTACAGTGATACCGGATCGCTGTCCAGCGTTGGAGAATCCGGCACCGAGGCTTCGTCCACTGTGGGCAACCCAAGTGTGTTCGGGTGGTACTCGACCCTGGTCGAAGGTGCGACCGTCGGCCTCGTCACCCTGTTCGATGACGCGTCCACGTCGGTCGATTTGTTCGCGCTGGCGGCCGGGGATGCCGGGGACCTGACGACCGCCAGGCTCGGACGGATCTCCGACGAGTATGACGTGTCCGTCGGATCGTCCGGCAGCACCACGACCAGGATGGGGCCGCGGACCACCGGCACCGCCATCGCCGCACTCCGCGAGGCAGAAGCGGCCGAGTCCGGCGGAATCCTCCACGATGGACGGACCGGGTCCATCACCCTGCAAACCAGGGCCGGCATGTACAACCAGACCCCGGCCCTCGAACTCGACTTCGACGCCGGGCACATCAAGGCCGACGGCTTCAACCCCGCCGACGACGACCAGCAGATCCGCAACCTCGTCGAGGTCCAAGTCACCGACGGCTCGCGCGGCGTGTACGCCGACCAGGACCACATCGACGCGCACGGCGGCGCCGTCTGGGCAGAGACCGTCACCCTGTCCCTCAACTCCGCAGAGCGGCCGGAGTGGCACGCGTCGTGGCGGGTATGGATGGGCACCCAGGACGAGCTGCGGATCCCGAACCTCACCATCGACTTCCACCGCAACAGCGACCTCCTCGCGGACTGGCTGGCGATGGAAATCGGGAACCGGCTCACCATCGACAACCCGCCACCGGGGATGGCACCGGACCAGATCGACCTGATCCTCCAGGGCTACGCCGAGGTCCTCGGCAGTCACACGTGGACGGTCAGCCTCAACACATCACCGGCCCGGCCGTACCTGGTCAACTCCGTGGAGGACGGTATCGACGCCGACTCGACCAGCTCATATCTCGTCGCCGGGATCGACGAGTCCGCGACGTCCATCCAAATTGGACGTACCGACCAGACCGAGCCCGCCTGGAACACCACCGACGAGCCGTACGACATCGACGTCGGCGGCGAGCGGATCACCGTCACCGCGATGGGTGCGGTGTCCGGCGGCAACCAGACCGCCACCGTGACCCGCTCGGTCAACGGGGTTACGAAAGCCCACGCCGCTGATGCGCAAGTGAAGCTGTGGCGCCCGAGAGCCCTGGCATTGTGAGGGGGTCGGCATGAGCTACTTCGCGACCGGTCCGATTCCCGCAGCCCAACTTGAGGCGATTGTCCCCCGGATCAAGGTGAAGTCCGCGGACGAAAGCGTCACGAGCAGCACGACGCTGCAGGACGACGACGATTTGCTGATGCCGGTAGCGGCGAACACCGACTACCTGATCGACGGGATGCTGTACTACCTGGCCGCGCAGGCTGGGGACATCACCGTCGGCTGGACCTACCCGTCAGGAGCCACCCTGACATGGGGTGGGATCGGCGCGATCCGCGATTACACCGGCGCCGCGTCCGGGACGGAATGGCTTGCGATCGTCGCGGACGCCAGCTCGCCATCGTCCACAACGGACTTTGGTGGGAATGGCTCGCTGCCATTCACCGCCAGTTATGGCGGGGTCCTGTCCGTCGGCGCCAACGCCGGAACCCTGCAACTGCAGTGGGCGCAACGGGCCTCGTCCGGCACGGCCACCACGGTCTACGCCCGGTCGTGGCTACGGGTGCAGCAGGTGGTGAGCTACTGATGGCACGGATCACCTGGCTCGCCAACGTCCTCCGCTCGGCCGGACTGTCCGTTGTGGAGCATTCCGGCTGGCAGACCCGGGAACGGCCCGGTGACTGGACGCCACAGTTCGGGATTGTTCACGCCACCGCGGCCCCGCGCGGCCAGGCCGACGCGACTCAGGTCGCGATCGTCCGGGATGGACGGTCAGACCTACGTGGGCCGATCGCCAACGCCTGCGTCACCCGGGACGGCACGTGGCATGTCCTCGCCGCCGGCCGCTGCAACACCACCCTCGCCGGCACCGCCGGCCCGTACGCTGGCAAGGGCAACGCCTACGCCCTCGGCGTGGAGGCATGCAACGACAACCTCGCTGAGGCGTGGCCGGCCGGCCAGTACGAGGCGTACGCCCGCGGTTGGGCCGCGATCTGCCGGCAGCTCGACTGGACCCCGGACCGACTCCGCGGCCACAAGGAGCACACCCCAGGCCACAAGACAGACCCGACCTTCGACATGCCCAAGTTCCGGGCGCACGTCCAGACCCTGCTGCAATGGAGGCCAGACATGGGCGTCGACTTAACCCCCTACTGGGGTGACCGCGTACACGCAACTCTCGGTAACACGTGGACGCTGCTTGAGCGGCTCGCTGCCGAAGACGCGGAGACCGACCAGTCTCACGTCCTGCTCGAGCAGATCAAGACCGCTGTCGAGCAGCTCGCGCAGCCAGCAGTGGACGTGGATGCCCTGGCCTCAGCCCTCGCCGGCCACGCCGGATTCGTCGACGCCCTCGCCGTGGCCGTCGTCGAGAAGCTCGGCGACACCATCCCCACCCTCGAAGATCTCGAACGGGTCACCCGGGACGAGATGCTCGCCGCGCTCCGGGGCACCCGGCTCAACCCGGATTCCTAAGTGGACAGCGTCCTCGAATGGGCCGGCGCGATCGTCCTCTTCGGCGGCGCGATCGCCGCGATCGTCACCGCGCTGCGCTGGATCAACCGCCACGCCCGCCGGATCTCCGAATTTCTCGATGACTGGGCCGGCGAACCGGCCCGGCAAGGCGTCGACGAGCGGCCCGGTGTCCTCGCCCGACTCAAAGCCATTGAGCAGGAGGTCACCCCCAACGGCGGGAAATCCTTGCGGGATGCGGTCAGCCGGGTGGAGGCGCGTCTTGCCAGCCTCGACGGGAGGCTGGAGGAGCACGTCCGCTCCCCGCACACCACCCCTTAACCCCCCATGCACCCCCCGGCTCGCGTGCTTGCGGAGGGGTGAGCACCGCGGGTCGGGGGGACCCCCTCACCAAGAAGGAGCACGTCGCCCTCTACCCCCTCGAAGCTCCGAAGGAGGAGCACCGTGAAGCGTTACGCCAAGTTCATCGCCGCGGCCCTCGGCGCCGCAGCCACCGTCGCCACCACAGCGGCCGCCGACGGCCAGGTCACCAACAACGAATGGGTCGGCATGGCGGCTGCCGCCGTCACTGCGGTGGTGGTACTTCTCGTGCGCAATGCGCCGACCGAGGACGAGTCGGTACGGTACCTCCGCGAGCACTGACCGCCGGGGAGGTTCCCCCTGGGAGACGGCTGAACATGCGCACCGCGCGGGTATGGTGGGAGTGTCGCAGCGCGGTGGAGCAGGTTGGTAGCTCGCTGGGCTCATAACCCAGAGGTCGCGGGTTCAAGTCCCGCTCGCGCCACATCCCATGTTGATCAACAGTTGATAGACGCCCTCACTCGCTAGGCTTCGGCCGGCGGGTGAGGGCGATCCTTTGTGCCCAGGAGATGCAGCCCCGTGTCAACAAGAGTCTGTTGACACGGGCCATGTGTCAGCGGTACCATGATGACATGAGCACAACGGGCACCTACCACTACTTCGAGGCTTGCGGCTTCGTCTCCGAGGCGTTCAAGGCCGCCGATCCGGCCGCAGCCGAAGCCCACGCCATCGCGACGTGGCGGACTGGTGCGGACTTCGACGACGACGACGGCGGCATCGTCGGGTTCGACGGCGAGTGGTGGGAGTGCCTCACCACGTTCGCCGGTTCGACCGGTCACAACCCGGCCAACGCCGACCGGTTGGCCATGGCCATCGACGCCCTGACCGGTCCCGACGCGCCGACCCCGGGCACCCCGTGAGCCTCGATCCGGCCATCGCCCAACTTGACGACGAGCTCGGCGCCGTCGCTACCCGGGTCGGCGCGGTCCTCGGCACGGACCTCCACCTCGCTCTGACCGCACGAGCGCACGAGCGCGCCGGCTGGCTCGTCGCGCAGCTGCGTGACGGGGGCCAGCCCGACGCCACCGCCGCCGACCTGATGGCCCTGCTCTGGCCGGACGGCGACCCGGATCCGTCATGGTGGCGCACCCCGCTCGGCCTGCTCATCGCCCCCGCCGCCGGGATGCTTCCCGAGGACGGCTGGTCCCGCGCCGAGGCAGCCGCGGTCCTCGGTGTCTCCGTTGGCACGGTCGCGCAACTCGTCGCCCGGCGGTCGATCGAGCAGACCACGGATGGGTCATGCTCGCGGCGGTCGGTCCTCGCCCGGCTGGTCCGCCTCGCGCAGCGCGGGGCCGGCACGTGACCGACGCTGATCCGCTGCTCACCGTCGTCCAGATCGCAGCCCGCGCCCGCGCTCGCGGGAAAGGCTTCGCGGCGCCGACGGTCCGGGCGTACGCGCGTCAGGGTCGCATCCCGCCCCCAGACGCGACGTCACCGATGCGGTGGCGGCGTAGCGTCATCGACGTGGTGATGGACGCCCTGCCCGGATCCAAGCCTGTCCGCGAGACGCGGCGCGGCGAGCCCGAGCACGGGAAGGCATCGCGCTATGTGCACGACGCGTGCCGGTGCGACGCGTGCCGGACGGCGGCCGTGGCCGATACCCTCGCGCGCCGAGCGCGCAAGTGGGCTAACGTCGACCCTGCGACGGTGCCTCATGGCACCGTCAGGGGATACCAATATTACGGCTGCAGATGTGACAAATGCAGGGCGGCGAAGGTGTCCGATGCCCGCGACCGCCGAGCGCGCAAGCGTGCCAGCTTCGATCCGACCAAGGTCCCTCATGGAACCGCAACCGGCTATGGCTACCACGGTTGTCGATGCGCCCAATGCAGGGCGGCGAACACTGCAGCGGCGGCGCAACGTCAGCGACGTTCCCCCAAGTGATGACGCCCCGCTCCTCCTTCGGGAGGGGCGGGGCGCTTCGTCGCGTCTACGGATGTCCGGGAGCGGGGATATCGACCTCGGGCGTCTGGCCGGCGCTGCGGCCGGCCCGGGCATGCACCGCCTGCGGGCTGATGCCGAGGGCCTCGCCGAGGGTCACGTCATCGGCAACCTCCGGGGTGAGCCGGACCGTGCGACTGAATCCCGGAACCGGCCCGGCGCCGAGCGCGAGCAAGCGGCGGTGCATCTCCTGGATGACCTCCACCGGCACCCGTCGCTCCCGCTGGGCGTTGCGCGCGAGGCACAAGCCGAGCGGGAAATCCAAGACGACGGCGACGGTGGGCATGCCGTGGGCGAGGGCGAGCAGGCCGGTACGCGCGCGCTCGGTCAAATTGGTCGAGTCTGCCACGGTCAGCAGACCGCGCCGGCACCGCCCACCGATCAGGATGCGCTGGACGGCGACCGCTTCCGCCGTCGCGCCCTGATCTGCCTCGTCGTCGGCGAGCCAGCCGCGCAGCCCGTCCAGGTTGACGATCTGCCGCAGCGCGAACCGGTCGCGGACCCAGGTGGATTTGCCCGCACCTGGGACCGCGACCATCGCCACAAGCGCGGTCATCCGACCTGGCCGAACGCCGCACGGCTGTCGGTCCAGCGGGCTGGCTGGCCCGCCTCCATCCAGGCCAGGAGCCATCGCATGCCCTCGGCGGCGCATTCGCTGGCCGCGAACTGGCGGCACGCCTGCGCCATCTCACGCAGGTCCGCGACCCAGGCGGCGTGCTGCGCCGCGTTCGCCATGCGCGGCCGGTACTCCGTGGACAGCAGGTCAAAATCCCAGAGGATCCGTGCGCTGACGTCGCAGAGAAGCATGAGATCATCGTGCCGGCCATGCACTGCGGCGGCGAAAATCTCGGCGCACGAGGCGGCGGCCAGCTCGTCCGCCAGCTCGTCCAGGCGTACGGCCGCGTCCGATAGCTCCATGGGTTGCTCCTTCGCGGGATTGGGGCTGAGGTGCCCCGCCAACGCCCGGATTTGGGCCGGGCGTTGGCGGATGCCTCAGTTCTCGCACGCCGCTGGCGGACGGAGTGAGTGCTTCCTGGTCCACTCCCGCGCGCGGGCGATGCCCGCCTCATCCCCGGACCCGTCGGCGGGCACGGTAAACGACTTCCCGTCGTATCGGTTGTTTCCATTGCCGTCAGTTCCGGCCCAAGCGTCGGCCTCTACCGTGCGCCAGACCGGGCAGTGGGCCACCTCCACGTCCCCGGCAACCGGGTCACTGTGGACTGCGACCCGGGCCCTTGGTCCGCTTGGCGCGGGCGGCAGCGGCGTCGGGGTGCCGCCGCGCGCCGCGACGTTTCGCCGCACCTGCTCGACGGCGGCAGCGTCGCCGGACCCGTCGATCGGCACATCGATGGTCTCGACCTGGTCCCTGCCGTCGGAGTGCAGGTAGTGCATCCTCACCCAGCGACGCTCGTCTGACTCCACAATCCGGGTGAAATCGTCCACCCGCGCGACGATCCGGCGGTAGCTCATGGTCACTCTCCCTTGACGAGGGCGTCGAGCCCGAAGCGGTCAATGATCTTGTCGAGTCCGGGGCGCGACAGCCCCGACAGCCGGGCGATCTCCGTCTTCCGCATCCCGGCCTCAAGGCCGGCATGGACCGCCTCGACCAGCCCGTCACGGGCGACCGCGTACGCGGCCAGCTGCTCCTCAGCGACCCGGCGGCTGCCGTGCCCGTGCGCGGGAGACATCCACGCCCGGTGCCCGGCCTCGTGCAACGCGGCCACCACGGCGAGGGCCGTCGCGTGGTCGGTTGTAGCCTCGGTGCCGAGTCGGCCGCTCTGCGACCAGGACGGCGTTCCGGTGATGTCCCGGGTGATGTCCATCGCCGCGCCGACCACGGCGTCGGTCTCGATACTCCACATCATCGTCATGCAAACTAGTTTACATCCTTACCCTTGGCACGTCAACTAGTTTGCAATCCCCGCCGGAGCTCCCACCACACATGCCCCGCCAACTCACCCGGCCCGGTCACCCCGGTCCGATACCAGCCGTCCGCCAGATGCAGCCCGATCGGCTCCGGGAAGAGGTACGTCACAGCCGGCCCACGCCACGGCGCCACGATCTGGCGGTGCCGCGCCCGGTACGCCAGTCGGTACAGCTCGTCGCGCCGGCCGATGCCCTGGCGCTCGTAGTTGTTGCAGCACTTCAGGATCCCATCGACGACGCGCCAGCCTGCCCACGCGGCCGGCGCGAGTTGGCCGGACTCATCCGCAGCCATCGCGACCATGTAGGAGATGCCGTCCTCGTGGTAGCTCTCCGCGTCCTGCCACCACTGGGAGGCGAGGGGCTCGGCGGTGAGCTCGGCGACGACTGCCTCATAGCGTGGGTTGCCATGCCGCGCGACCACGATCATGTCGCTTTCAGTCCGGCCTCGATCAGGTCGCACCCGGCTCGCGACTCGCTCACGCCGTGGTCGCGGGCATACGCCTCCACCTGCGCCCACAGCTCGTCCGGCACACGGATGGTGCGTGGCTTCCCGACCGGCGGACGGCCGGAGGTCCGCGGCCCCTCCGCGAGGGCCGTCCGTAGCTCGGCGAGCGCGGCATACCGGTCGGTGGGGCGCGGCGCGCGGGGCCGGACCGCCCGCAGCGCCCGGGTCGCGAGGCCCAGCGCCGTGGAGTCCTCGACGCGGTCGTCGCCGACCACTGCGGCGAGGTCGTCGACGAGACCGGCGAGAACGCCCGCGGCCTGAGCCGCGGGCATCCCACGAAGCCGAGCCACGCGCTCGGCGACCTCCCTCAGCACGCCGACACCCGCTCGGCGAGGGCGCGGACGTCGGCGGCGCGCCACAGCAGCGTGAATCCGTTGCTGTCGGCGGGCTTCGGATACCCGTCGCGGCCCTCGGGGGCGACCGACATCCAGTGCTCCTTGCCACCCCGCGCGGCCGGCGAGCCGAGCTGGCGGAGCAGATCCACGCACTGGTCCGGGGTCAGCGCGTCGGCGTCGCGGGCTGCCGCCGAGTGCGGCACATCCCCGTCACGGCCGACCGGCACCCACCCGGGCATCTTCGCGGCCTCGTACTCCAGCGCCTGGCCCACAGTCCAGATCTGGGGGACGCTGGTGCGCCAGCCCTCCCAGGCGTCCCGGACCGGCTGGTCCAGTCGCGGGGAGTCGACGCCGAACATGAACTCGGCCTTGGGGCCGTAGACGTCGCGGGCCGGGCGGATCGACTCGATGGCGATCCACCGGACCTCGGTGCCGGCGAGGGCCTCGGCCAGGGCCGCAGCCTTCGGGGTGAGGCTGGACAAGTTGACGAGGTGGGTGCCGGACATGTTCGGCATCGTCAGCCGGACGTGCCCGTCCGGGACCGGCGCGGCCGGCGTCTTGACGGTGGGCTCCGGCTGGGGCTCGGGCTCGGCCGGCGGGGTGGCGACCCCGGCCCGCTCGACCGCCGCGGCGATACCGTCGTGCAGGTCGCCGGCGTACCGGTCGGCGAGCACGGTCCCGGCGGTGATGTGGATCTGCCCGTCGGCGGCGTCCCACCACACTTTGGCGTCCTGGCCGAGCAGCTGGCGGGCCTTGCCGTTGCTGATCGGCTCGCCGCCCAGCGTGGCGGAGGAGATGTTCCCGGTGCCGTACCGGGTGACGGCCAGGCCGATCAGGTCAGCCCACCCGTTCAGGTAGATCCGGTCCTTGCCGTTCTTCTGCCACGGCGAGCCGCCGATGGCCAACATCTGCTCGCGGGTCCAGGTCATTTCCGCCACCTCCTGTAGACGTTTCCGATGGCGCTTACGTTACCGGCCCGGGAGAGTGGTGTCAACATATGCGCATCGGAAATGTCTCAGGATCCCTTACCGCGACCCGCGCGCCTGCACCGCCAGCCACTCACCACACCGATCCGCCCGACGACCACACACGCACCGCAACCTCAGATGCCACCAACGGCGCCTCACCGGATAGTGCGTCAGAGGCTCAAACATTGATCACCGAATCCCGGTAGTGCTGCAGCGCCCGATTCACCGTGTCGGCGTGCGAATCCCCTGTCGCCGCGGACGCCTGCACCAGCGCCACCCACGCCTGCGGGGTCAGCCACACCCGCAGCATCCGCAGCCCAGCCCGCTTCGCGGTCCGCACCTCGCCGATCAACCGTGCCAGCATGACTGCTCCTTCGAGCGGAAAAGGGGGTGTGGTGCCCGAGGCCAGGCTCGCCACCCGAGCGGAGGGGCACCACACCCCGGCTGGATCCCCAGTGCGCCGGGAGCGCCGACGCACCGGGGGCATCGGGGGCCCGGGGGGCTGGCGCGGTGTGGACCCTCGTGCGAAGAGGTGCGCCAGCACCCCGGACCGGGGGGCGCCGGCCCGCGGTTGCTGACCAGGGAGCGGGCGCCTAGGCTCGACGCTAGATGCATCCGGATGCATCCGCAACCCAGGGACAGCAGGATGTCACCTGATGTTGCCTGCTTGTGTGGGAGGTGATCTCATGGTCACGCTGACCAGGGAGACATCAATGACCACACCCATGTCCAAAACGGACAGGCTGAAGGCGCACGTCAAGGAGCAGATCACCTCGGGTGCGTGGCCACCCGGCCACCAACTGCCGTCCCGGCGGGACCTGATGGCGGAGCATGGCGTGTCGCTGACCGTCGTGCGGGACGCGCAGCGGGACCTGCGCGCGGAGGGCTGGCTCGTCTCTCAGGGCGGGGTCGCCTACTGGGTTGCCGAGAATCCACCGATCGACCGAGCCGAATAAACCCTGACGGTTGTTGCTCACGCACGCGTTCACACTCCGTGGTTCACCCGTTCGGACGAGTGATCGCGTCGTGGCCCCGCGTTACGTTGCGACTGCGGGGACGAGTTTGGACAGGCCGCTTCCAAGCTCCCGACCAGCGGGTGGGTCGTGTGCAAGGAGGCGATTTCGGCATGTCCCGCGCAGGGATCCTCATCTACCTGACCGGCAGCGTCCCGCGCGAGAAGCAGGAGGCCGCCTGCCTGCGCTACTGCGAAGAGCGCGGCTACCGTATCGACAACCTGGTCTTCCACGCCGCCGACGCGCTGCAGATCGTCCGCACCGGTGAGGCATCCGTGATCGTCGCCGCCTACGCGCCCGCCGACGAGGAGGGCCTCGCGGAGGAAGTTCAGGCCGCGGGCGGCAGGCTGGAACGGGTCCGCCAGCCGCACCGCGTCCGACGCGAGATCGGGAAGATTGTGGAGCGGCTCTTCGGCGCCGGTCTGACCGTGTCCGAGATCTCCGACGTCCTCGACCTGGACCCCACCGAGGTTCGCGGCGAGATCCTCAAGCGCAAGCTCGGCCGGGAATGAGCGGCGCCCCGACTCGCGCGAGGCGGGTCGGGGCGCCGATACTGTCGGTACGTTCCAGGTCTCAGCAGGGCTCAGGGGCGAGGGGAGGCAACGCGCTGACCGCACGTCGGCGCTGCCTCCCCGTCACTAAGGTATAGATCGCGGTCGTTTCCGGATTGCTGTGGCCGAGCAACTCTTGCACGACCCGGAGATTGGTACCCGCTCCGCCCTCCTCGGCGTCGCGGAGCAGCGTCGACCCGAACCAGTGCCTGAGCCGATGCAAGGTGATCTCGTTCGGGCCGAGCCGCCGGTTGAGGTACAAGCTGGTCTGGATCGAGACGTACTTCGCGGTCGCCGGGCCGGGGTGCTGGTGCTTGCGGGCAATCGGTCCGCGGGGGAAGTCGCGGACCGCCTGCCAGATCACCGGGTGGGTCGGGATGGCCCGCTCCCGGTCACCTTTTCCCCGCACGACGATCATCTCCTCCGAGATGTCCTCCTTCCGGACGGCCGCGATCTCGCACGAGCGCAGCCCGGCGTACGCGGCGAGCAGGCAGTAAACCAGCCACCGCCCCTCCGCCCGACCCAGGACGTGCGCCAGCTCCCGGTCGGTGACCGGGCGCGGCACGGTCCGGCGGACCTTCGGGCGGATCAGCCCGGCCGACGGGTCGTAGCTGAGGTGCGGCAGGTGCGCCGGGTCGGCCGCCCAGCGGAAGAAGCCGGTCAGGTGGCCGTGGTAGGTGGCCCGGGTCTGGTTGCACCAGCCGGGCCGGGCGAGCCAGTCGGAGAGGTCCTCCACGTCCGCCTCGAGCAGGCCGAGCGGCATCTCATGGTGCGCGCGGCGCAGCACTTCGGCTCGGTCCTCGATGGTGTTTTCGGCGTAGCCGGCGCCGCGCAGGTGCGCGGAGTGCCGGGCGATCCAGGGATCAATCATGGTAGGTGATCCTCGCCTCACGCAAGGTCACCTGCTACCGCCGAGCCGGCCTCATGTATGACCACCGGTCGGACCCGCCGTGGGGACCGCATGTCACGTCGAGTCTTCGGGCGATTGTCACTGGGCCGGGCGCCTACGCCGCCTCGGATGATCGGGGGAGGGGAATACTGAAGGGTATCCCCCGCTGGCCGTTTGTCTACCGGCCGCCCTCGCGCGGGAAGTAGGGGGCCGCCGAAGAGCAGCCAGTCGAATTCGATATCGAGCGCGTCCGCGATGACGCGGCACACCTCGACCTGGTCGCGTGGCCGTAGCCCGCGCTCCCATCCTTGCCAATTCCCGCGGTTGAGCCCGGTCTGATCGCACGCCTCGCGGATCGACAGATGCCCCGCGAGGGTGCGCGCGAGCATCAATCTGTTGCCGAATGTGTCGGCCGGTCTGCGGCCCCGTTTTGGCTGCTCGGGGGCAACCTTCGCGGCGTCGCCCTCTTCTCGTGGTATCGCGGTCATGGAGGCGAGTCTGCCGTGCGCAGGCAAAGTTGGCAATGGCAAAGATGTGCCATCGGCCGAGTAGTTGTCGGCCGTTCGGTGGATGAGTCTGCCATTGCATGGTGAGTCTGCCAATGGCAGACTTCTCGGCATGGCGATGCCCCCCAAGCACTCCGAGATCGAGCAGGCGCTCGGCGAGCCCCTCGCTGACTTGATCTCCGCCCGCCGAGCTGCAGGCGTCTCCTGGCGGCTCATTGCCGTCGAGATCACCCGGCGCACCGGCATCGATGTCGCGGGCGAGACCATCCGGATCTGGACCGCCGGCGTCCCGCCGGTGCTCGCCCCGGCCGCCGAGTCCGCGGAGCGGGGTGCGGCATGACCGCGCTGGCGCCGCGCCTGTCTGACGAAGAGCGCGCACTTCTGGACCAGTGTGAAGAGGTCATCGCCGCCGGGCTGTTGACGTTCATGGACGTCGGCAACGCGCTCGCGATGGTGCATGTCGGGAAGCTCTATCGCGAAGCGTTCGGGACCTTCGACGAGTACTGCGCGAAGAAGTGGGGCATCACCGACCGCCGCGCGCGGCAGCTCATGGACGCGGCCGCCGTCGGAACCATGGTTCCGGTTCAGAACGAGCGGCAGGCCCGCGAGCTGCTCGCCTTCCCCGAGGATGAGCGCGCTGAGATTTGGGCCGCGGTGGTGGAGGTCACCGACGGCCGACCGACCGCCGCGGCGATCCGCGCGCTGAGGTCGAGCGCGGTCGTGCCCGCGCTCACCCAGTCGACCGAAGAGGTCACAACTGAGACTGCCGGGCATGATGGCTTCCCGGCCCAGACGGCTGCCGACGTCGTGAGCCAGTCGGCAGATGGGTCGGAGCAGGACCGGGGCCGACCTAGCCCCGGAGCTGACCCAGCGGCGGACGGTGGTGGCTCTAACCCACCGTCCGCCGTAATCCCCACAGACGCCCCGGCTGATGCCGTGCGCACTGATGAGACCGACGTCGACGCGGTCAGTCAGCCCTCGCCCTCCGGGGAGCCCCTCGACCCATGGGGTGAGGTTGCTCTTGAGGCGATCGCGACGATGCGTCAGGTCGTGACCTCAGCGCGGGGCGCGTCGCTTTTCGCGACGAGTCAGGAAGCGTTCGATGCCCTCGCCGAGCTGCACGCCGACGTCGAGGAAGCGTTCCTCGCCGCCGCTGAGCAGCGGGGCTCCACCTAAGACCGCCGGGCGGCTAAGGGCGACTGGCCGCCCGGCTCAAGACACAGACAGAGGCGCTCCCCGCTATCGATGTGACCCGAGGGAGAGCGCCCCCAACGAAGGGATCGTATCCGATGGACAAGCACACGATCACGATCGAGCAGGTTGAGCGGGCGTACATCGGCCCGGTCGCGGCTGTCGTGGAAAGGTTCGGCGGCGTTGTGGTGAAGCTCTGCTGCACCGCCGATGACCTGCGCAGCGGCCAGACGCTGGAGGGCGCCGCGCGGGCGTACGCCTCCACGTACGGCGCCACGTACGTTGAGGCGGTGTCCCGGTGAGCGCCCGGACTACCGCCGAGGCGCTGCGCGCCATCGCGGACGCTGTGGAGGCCGGCCTCCCAGCCCCGGCCAACATCTGGGTGCGCTCCGGCGGCTGGGCGTACATGCAGTTCTCCAGTGACAGGACCGCCGCTGTCGACGCGTGGGCGGCCGTCCTCGACGCCACTGCCGCGCTGAGCGGGAAGACCTACATGGGCACGCGTCCGTGGCGGGAGTACACGACCGGCCCTGTTCGGTGGCACGGGATCGCGGAGGTCTGGTGTGCGGTGACGGTCGAGTCCACCGAGGACGGTGCCCGGTGAGCCCGACGCCAGAAGTCGCTGACCGGGTGCTGGCGCTGCTGGCACGCCGGTCCTGCACCACCGAGCCGATGGACCGCATCCACGCCGAGGCGCTGGTCGAGGACATCATCCGGACCCTGGTCGGTGAGCGGGATGTAGCCCGGCAAAACCTCGCCAGGCTCGCCGGCCGGTTCGTGGCGCTGGAAGACGAGCGCGACGAGTTGCGGCGCCGGCTGGTCGCGTCTTCGCTGCTGGAGTCGTGATGACCACCGAGGACAACCCGTACGGCGCCGACGCCGAAATGAAGCGCGGCGCGGCCCTGCTGTCGTTGATCTCCGAGGGCTACGACGGGGAGCAGATCGAGCAGCGGTTCCACATCACAGCCGAGCGGGCCGAGGAGCTGATCGTCCGCTACGTGCGCCGGGTGCTGCGTGGCGACGCCCCGCCCGCCCCGTCGGCGCAGTGCCTGGTGGGCGGATACGACGGCTGGTGCGCGCGGCATGGCTGTTTCCACCCGGCGGCGAAGTCGTGACCACAGTGGACATCGAGAGGACACACGAGGTGCTCGACCGCTTCGAGGCGTGGGCCGTCGCCCACGAGCCGATCCCGCCAGCCGTTGTCCGCACCGTTGACGGGCAACTCTGCATCAACGGGATCGCCGTGCACGCCTGCTGCTTCGAGAACGCGGACGGACCGCACGGGGACTGCGACACGGCCGAGGTCCCGTCCGAGACAGCCGACCGTGGGCGCTGGCCGGACATCCAATTCGACATGAGGAGTGGCAGTGACGGGACCTGAGCACTACAAGCGCGCTGAGGAGCTTCTCGCGGCCGTTGAGACGGACGACGTCGGAACGCCGTATGTCCGCAACGAACAGTGGACGATCACCGCCGCGCAGGTTCACGCGACGCTGGCGCTCGCTGCGGCGACCGCGCTGAACGACCCGGACAGCGCCGGCTTCTACAAGGTCGACCGGTTGGAGTGGGAGGCCGCCGCGAGCGCCTTCCGCCGCGAAGAGGGCAGCGATGTCTGAGCTGACGATCGCTGAGAGGGTCGCCGCCGGAGTGGCCTGGCTGGACGAGAACAAGCCCGGATGGGACAGCACGGTCGAGCTCCGACAGTTGGACCTGTACTCGGCCGAGGACTGCGTCCTCGGCCAGACCTTCGGGGACTACTGGAAGTCGGCGCTGTTCGCGGATCTCGACTTCCGCGACACGGACGACGACGAGCTACACGAGCTGGTCCGGCAGGCGCACGACCGGGCGGGGCGGCTCGGCTTCTACGTGCCGCTCTCCGACAGCCAGGATTCCGTGTTGGCCGAGTGGATCCGGGTGATCACCGCACGGCGGGAGTCCTCCAATGGGTGACCTGGACGCAATCTATGCCGAGCTGCCGGCCATCGAGTGCCGGGGTCGCTGCCACGACGCGTGCACGAGCATCGACATGACCGGTGTCGAGCGGCGGCGGATCGCGGAGGCCGGGGTGTCGATCCCGCGCCGCACGGTCGCGGACCGGCCGTTGCCGTGCCCGGCGCTGACGATGTGGCGGCGGTGCGGCGTCTACGAGATCCGGCCGTTGATCTGTCGCCTGTGGGGACTTACCCGGGCGATGCGGTGCTCGTACGGCTGCGTCCCGGACGGCGGGTACCTGACGGAGTCCCAGGCGTTGGAGTTCATCGCCCGCGTCCACGAAGCCGCTGGGGAAACCGTGCGGGCGGAGGAGATCCGTCACGGGATGGCCAGCGGTCGGCTCGTCCTATGGGAGCGGCAGCAGATCGAGGCCGCGAACTGGAGGGAGTTCAACGAAATCCGGGACGTCATCCGAATGAGGAGTGAGCAGTGAGTAAGGGCGGCCTCTTGGACTGGATGCTCCAAGGCGACGAGTCGGGCTACGTGCAGTCCATCTTGGACGACTTCGAGCGGGATGAGGCCGAGGGCAAGACGTGGGGGCTGTACGACGGCTCCCGCCTGGTCGAGACGCACAGCGCCCGGTACCGGGCCGAGGCCGCGCGGGCAGATCTTGCCGACATGTTGGACCGTGACCCGTCCACATTCGACATCCGGGAGGTTGCTGATGCCTGACCGCTGTGACGTCACCGAGTTGATCGTCGAGCAGTGCGCGCACTGTCGGCGTATCCCGGACCCGCCGAAACGTTTGCTTGGGCGGACGTTCACGTCCGCGTTCGCGGGACGCTGCATCGATTGCGAGGAGCCCTTCGAGGCTGGCACCCGACTGCGCTACGACCCGGCCGCCCCCGGCTATGTCGCATCGTGCTGCGCGGAGGCGTCCGATGGTTCCTGAGGTGCTGATCCTGTGCGCCGTCGCGGCCAGCTGGCGGGCGTGGCACCGGGCAGCCGTCCACGGCCGCCACGCCCAAGGCGTCCCGGCGTCAGCGCTCCTCGATGGCATTCACGCCGGCCGGGTCCACGACATGGTGGAGGAGCAGCGCACCGGGGAGATCCCACGCGTGCCACCCGTGCAGCGGCCCCGGCGGGTGGCCCGGCGCCGGCTCGGCGCCCGCTTCCACGCGGACCCGCTCCGGGCGCCGGTCCCACCGGGTACTGAGATCACCGGGCCGATCTTCTGGGAGACCCTGCGGAGGGTGCGACATGAGCCCTGACGAGTACATCGGACCCGCGATCACCTACGAGGCGGGTGTCTGGACCGCCACTCCACATAGGACTTCGGATTGGCCACAGTGGGCCGGCGGACACCACGCAGACCCGGAGCGTCTCGCCGAGGGCATCGACTATGAGACGGCCCACGAGTGGCCGAGAAAGGGTGACCGGTGAAAGGCTTCGTGCAGTTCGTATGCATCGTCGTGATCCTCGTGGCTATCGCCCTGGTGGTGATAGGGACGTGACACGGCCAGTGATCAACACGATGGTGTACCTGCTCCGGACGATCGCCAAGTACCGGGCGAGCCATGGCCGCCAGCCCGGCCGGCGCCACGGCCCGCCGCCGAAGCCTCCCGTCGACCGCTGGGCCGTGCAGCCGAAGGCCGCGGCGATCCGGGCTCAGGGCTACCTGGACCAGACCGGCCGGGGCGCGCTGACGGCGAAGCAGAGCCGGCGGCTGGAGAAGAAGGCCGCCCGGGCGGCGAAACTCCGGTACGCGGCCGAGTCCACTATCGACACTGGGGAGAGCCTGTGAGCGACGACCACTGCTACCACCACACCCACGACATGGACGACGACGCGTGCGCGGCCGGGGACTGCTCCGACCACGACGACTGTGTCCACTGTGAGTGCTGCTGCTCGTGTCTCGGGTGTGAGTACGGGCCACGCGACGGGATGCTGATGTTCCCGAACGGGATGCCGGCATGATCGGCTACCCGACCCACGCGAAGCGGATCGTCCACGATGCGCTGTCGGCCGGCTGGCGGGTCGAGGCTGGCCCGGACGACAGCGGCGGGTGGATGCTGCGCCTCCTTCCCGGCGGCACGGTGTCGTACACGGCGCGGTGGCGGCGGGCGAACTCGTCATGGGAGGCGGACTACGCGGAGCGGCGGACGCTGACGACCGCTGATGAGATCTCGCTCGCCGAGCTGCGCGCCGCGATCGGAGGGGCGCGGTGAGCCACGAGAACTGTACGCCGAAGCCGTGGCAGAACGTCCACTGTGACCGGTGCGGACGGGACTACGTCTGCACGCCGCAGGATGACTTCTACTGCGCGGCCGAGGGAGACCACTGCTGCGAGCCGTGCCTACTCGGCGGCTTGAAGCTGCACGTCATCGACCCGGCGAGCCTGTCATGAGCCTCTACCCAACCCCAACTCGCCTCGATTTGCTGCACGAGGTCCTCGCCGGCAACGTCATCGAGGGGATCACCGAGGAGACCGACGGGGCGACATGGCTCCTGGACGGTGAGGGCGGGCGCCGGAAGGTGACCGCCGCTATTGAGGAGATGCGCCGCGCCGGCTGGGTCGAGCCGGTCGAGGCGTTCTACCGCTTGACCGGCGACGGGTATCGGGTGCTGGCCGAGGGGAGCCGGACGTGATCGCGAACCTGCTCGGCATGCTCGTGCTCGGCGGCCTCGGCGGGGCGTGCGTGGCCGGGATCCTGTGGGCGATGCGGCACTACTCGGCGCTCGACGACGACAGACCCGATCCGGTGGACGAGCACGCGGACACGGTGGCGATGGAGGTGCCGCCGGTTGTCGCCGGGGCGCTGGTCGACGCCGCGCTCATGGAGCACGAGCTGTGGCTGTGGCTCGACCTCGCCGATGACGGATACGACATCTACTCCGGTGCGCCGAAGGATGTGGTCGCGTGAGCCGCACGGATGCCCTGACGCTGCTCGACTTCGTGGCGATGTGGGCGTGGTGGTTGTACCTGTTCCCGTCGCAGTGGCTGCGGATCAGTCGGATCCTGCAGCCGGGCGCCGAGCGGCCGATCGCGCTCTGGTTGCGTCGGGAGCTGAAGCCGTTCGCGCTGCCCTCGGTCGTCCTCACGTCAGCGCTGGACTTCCCGGCCGGTGACGGGGACGTGCTGAGCGGGGCCGTGTTCGCGGTGAACCTCGTGCTGTGGTGGGTGTACCGCGAGGACGAAGACGACGACGACCGGTGGAAGCGGCGCCGGGAGAAGCTCGCGTCGAAAGTGGCCGAGGTCGGCGGCCGGCTCCAAGTCGTTCCGGCGAGCGCGTCGTGAGCCGCCGCCCACCGGCCCAGCCGAAGACCCGCAAACCCCGCCCGCCGATCTCCCGCCCTATCCCTCCACCCTCACGGGAGACCCGATGAGCGACTGCATCGGCTGCGCCGACGTCCTCCGCGACGGCATGGCTGAGTTCGGCTGCGAGATCACGGTGAGCACCGCGCCGCCGCTGGTCTTCAGCGTCTGGACCGAGTGCTTCACGTGCCCGCACGGTGTCCGGTACTACATCGAGCCGACCTCGGAGCAGCGTGCGGCGTGGGCTCGGGACGGTGTCCGGTGAGCGTGATCCGGTGGGAGGAGCCACCGCCGAGGAGGCACGGGGTCAGAGGTGTGCTCCGCTCGGACCACTGGCGGAAGGTCGCCGAGCAGCTGCGCGAGAGGCCATACGTGTGGGCCGTCGTGTTGGATCACGAGTCGTTCAGCTACGCCGGCGGGATGGGTGCCCAGATCAAGCGGGCATCGCTGGCGGCGTTCCGCCCGGCGGGCTCGTTCGATGCCTGCACCCGGACGACTGAGCACGGATACACGGTGTACGCCCGCTACATCGGGGAGTCCAAGTGAGCGACGACAGCAAGATTGAGTGGACGGACGCGACCTGGAATCCGGTCACCGGCTGCTCCAAGGTTTCCCCTGGGTGTGACCACTGCTATGCGGAGACGTTCGCCGAGCGGTTCCGGGGCGTGGCGGGGCATCACTTCGAGCAGGGCTTCGATGTGGTGCTCCGGCCCGAGCGGCTCGATCAGCCGCTGCACTGGCGCCGGCCGCGCCGGATCTTCGTCAACAGCATGTCCGATCTGTTCCACGAGGCTGTGCCAGACACCTTCATCGGCGAGGTGTTCACCCGCATGGGCTGCGCGTCCTGGCATACCTTCCAGGTGCTCACGAAGCGCCACGGCCGCATGCGGTCGCTGCTCCAGCGCTGGACCGACCACGCCGCCGGCGGGTGCAAGTGCCCGGACGACGAGCCGTGCTCCGTCCCTGTCGATGTCTCCCATGGACGGTGGCCGCTTCCGAACGTCGGGCTCGGCGTGTCCGTCGAGAACCAGCAGTGGGCGGACATCCGCATCCCCGCTCTGGTCGACACGCCTGCTGCCGTCCGCTGGATCTCGGCTGAGCCGCTGCTCGGCCCGGTCGACGTGTCGCGGTGGCTGGAGAAGCCGATGGACTGCGGGTGCGGCACCGCTGACCGGCCCGGGCTGTCATGGGTGGTGGTCGGCGGCGAGTCCGGTCCGGGCGCCCGGCCGATGCATCCGGACTGGGCGCGCGGACTCCGCGACCAATGCGTCAGCGCGAGAGTGCCGTACTTCATGAAGCAATGGGGAGAGTGGGCGCCGCTGGCACCGATCGACGCGCGGGCCGGGGACAGCATCGTCGCCGACTGCGGCGCGGTCCACCGCGTATCGGCGGCCGGCCTGGAGGCGTTCCCGGTCGCGTTGCGCCGCCGCTCCTATGCGGTGCGGCGGGTCGGCAAAAAGGCGGCCGGGCGCGAGCTGGACGGTCGCGAGTGGAACGAGTACCCCCGGTGAAGCTCTGGCCCTTCCACTCGCGCCGCGCCCTGCGCGAAGAGGTGACGCGACTCCGCCGTGAGGCCATCCAAAAGGACCGCCGCATCGACTTCTGGCGGGGCATGTACCGCGCTCGTGAGGTCCGCTGCTCGGCGTTGGAGGTCGAGGTGGAGCGGCTCCACAAGGAGCTCGCGGCCGCGCACGCCGGCCGCCGACCGCGACCCCACCCGTACCGGTGGGGTCACCTCAACCACAACCGGGCGGATGTGAGGAGTGATACCCCGTGACCCTCGACCTGCGCAGCGCGATCAACGCCGGTCCGGTGCTGGACCGCCTGATCGCGGACATCAGCCGGCCCGGCTGGGGCCGCAATGGGCGGAAGAACGCCCGGGAATTGGCCGAGCGGTACGCGGCCGGGCTTCCGCTGGTGAGGCGTAGCCGGAAGCTCGGCGAGGTGTGGACGTTCGTATGCCCAGTGCCCGCGTGCCAGGTGCTTCGGGACGGCTTCCAGACGATCCGGGCGTGCCGTGACGGCTGGTTCGCGCACGTCCAGGACGACCGGCACGACGGATTCACGCCGGCGTGGCCGGACGATCTGGAGCCCGAGCCAGTACAGGAAGTCCTCGACCTTTTCGCCGACGGGAGCGTGGCGGCGTGACCCTCCAACGGAAGACCCCGCTACGCCGCACCCCGCTCGCCCGCGTCGCCGCCGCGCTGAAGCGCACCGAGTTGAAGCGGACGACGGCCATCCGTCGCGTGAAGGCGATGAAGGCCAAGCCGCGCCGGCGGTCGACGAAGACGCTCGTGCAGCTGCTCACCGAACGGTCGGGTGGCCTGTGCGAGATGCAGGTGCCCGGGGTGTGCCGCGGGCTGGCGGTCGACCCGTGCCACCGGATCGGGACGAAGATCGGTGGCCGGCAGGGTGCGGCGGCGGTTGAGCACGACCGGCTCAGCAACGCACTCCACGGATGTCGATCTTGTCATGAGTGGCAGACCGCGACCGGCAACCGCAAGCAGGCGGAAGGCCTCGGCTGGGTGCTCCGCGAGGGCGCGGACACGGAAGGGGTGCGCTGCTGGTACCGGGACCGGTGGGTGTGGCTCACCGATGGGGGAGGTGTGCTCTGGTGAGGGTCCTGGTCACCGGGTCCCGGACGTGGTCGGACGCCGGACCGGTCTGGTACTGCCTGTCCGCCATCGCGCGGAGCGCGGTCGCCGAAGGCGACACCGAAATCGTCATCGTGCACGGGTCGGCGCCCGGCGCCGACTCACACGCGGACGCCTGGGTCCGCCATCACCGCCGCAACGGCGTCCAGGCCGAGCGGCATCCGGCGGACTGGCCGGGGCTGGGGAAGCGGGCCGGGTTCGTGCGGAACAAGGCGATGGTCGACCGGGGCGCGGACATCTGCTTGGCGTTCATCCGGGACCACTCCCGGGGTGCTACGCAGTGCGCCGAGCTGGCGGAGCGGGCGGGTATCCCGGTGCGGGTCATCGAATGGGACGACGCGGCCGGGGCGCCGGCTTGGGGTGAGGGGTACGGGGAGGCGGCATCGTGACGGGGAGCAGCAATGGACCGTAGCCGGCGGACGCATGTGTTCATGCCCGACCCGGCGCAGGGATGGGACTGGCGTGGGCAGCCGCTCGGCGGGACGTGCTGTGCGCTGCCGAAGAAGCATCCAGTACACGCGGTACCCGAGGTAGCCGATGACTCGGCACGGATCGTCGGGGAGCGAGAAGACCGAGAGGAGGCCGCACTTGAGCCATGACCGAGGGGTGTGCTGAGTGGCGTACTGGCGGGATGAGGGATGGCCGACATGGCGTTGATCGCGTTTGCCGAGGGTCTCGACAGCTCGCCCGAGGTCTGGATGGCCGGAACGGAGGCGTTCGGGCTCTGGGTGATGAGCGTCGGCTACATCACGCGGAACGGTGGCGACATCTATCCCCACGAGGAGGCCCTCTTCACTGATGCGCGCGGAAGGCTGACGCCGATTCTGATCGGCGTCGGGCTGTGGGAGTGGGCCGGCGACGTCGGGTATCGGGTCCTCAATCCGATGATCGGCCGCAACGGCAAACCCGCCTACCGCGTGGTGATTCCGGCCAGCAAGGTCCCCGCGGATATTGCGCGAGCCGTCTACGCCCGTGACGGGCGACGATGCCGGCTGTGTGGGGCCACCGAGGATCTGACCCTCGATCACATCTATCCGCAGGTGCTCGGCGGGCAACACACCGAGGACAACCTCCGCGTGCTTTGCCGGTCCTGCAACAGCGCGAAGGGGGCGAGGGTCGGTGGGCCGTAAGCCGAAGCTCTACATCCCGCTCACCGTCGGATTCCTCGACGACGACCGGATCATCGCGGCCAGCGACGGACCGACATTGCTGTACATCGCGATGCTGCTCAAGTGCAAGGCCCTGGGCACCGACGGACGGCTGAGCGAGGCACAGGTGGGCCGGCTCCACCGCCCTAGGTGGAAGGCCGAGCTGAAGCGCCTCGCCGAGTTGGAGCTCGTGCTGTGGGACGAGGAGACCGAGGACTGGTTCGTGGCGGCGTGGTTTTCCCACAACGACGCCATCTCGGTCATCGAGGAACGGCGCGCGGCCGACCGCAAGCGTAAGACGGATTCCGCCCGGAATCCGTCCGGAAACGCACCGGATTCCGCTCTCAAGGGAAGTAGAGAAGAGAAAAGGGATCTAGGAAATCCGACCGGAACGCACGCGTTCGCCGATGACGGCTCCGGCTCGTGCGCGACGTGCGGTACCGCGCCGACCAACCGTAAGCATCTGCGGGTTGTGTCGTGATCAAGAACCGCACCGAGGAGGAAACCCGTGGGGCGTAACTCTGGCGGGTCGAGTCAGGGTCTCGACCCGATCGCGACCGCACCCGCCCGTAGCGAAGAAGACCGCGTGCTCGCCCGGTCCTACCTCACCCGGGTAGCTCCCGACCTCCTCGAAGTCCTGGGCCTGGCCGCGCCCGCCGCAGTCATCAGGCCACCGAAGCGGGATGCGAAAGCGTGGCGGGTCGACTGCCCCGAATGTGCCGCACCGCCCGGCCAGCCGTGCGGGACCGCGGACTACGCCCGCAGGACCGGACCGCCACGCAAAACCGTCCACCGTTCCCGCCACGAAATGGCGCTACAGAAGGAAGCCGATGCTCAGCAGTGAATGGACCCGGGCGTGCAACTCGGGTGCCTGCCTCGAAGCCCGCCTCGCCGAAGACGGCGCCGTCCACATCATCCTGTCCAACCTGGACAGTCACACCGTGCTCGCCTTCACCCGGCAGGCGTGGGCGGACCTCGTCGACGCCGTCAAAACCGACGCCGACACCCCGGCCCTCACCCAGGACAGCGACGGGTGGTGGAAGCTCGTCGGACAAACCCCCGATGGCGGCCGGGCGATCCTTTGGTTGACCCCGGCCGAGCGGGAGCACTTCGCCGCGGGGTGCCGGGCCGGGACGTTCGATGTGGAGGTGCCGGCGTGATTGGCGCGCACCTTCGCGGACCGTGGATCGCGGTCCTGTCCGACGCGTACGGGCAGTGCTCATCCGACGTGGCCGACTTCGAGCCCGACGAAGAGGTGGAGGTCGCCGTCGTGCGCGGCACAGCCGCCCCGGTCGGCGGCCTGCGGCCCAGCAGCTGCCACTCCGGCGATGTCCTGTACGAGCTGGACGACCTGCTGATCGGCGATGACGACGCCTCGATCTCCGCTGAGGCTCGCTGGGAGCAGGCCAAGGCTGTCGCCGCCGCGCTGAACGCGCTCGGCGAGAGGTGCGAGGGGACGTGTCGGTGCGGGGAGCCCGGCGGCGCAACCGTGCTTCGTGGCGAAGACGGAACCCTGACGGTGGAGCGCGCCGACCCGGTTATCCGGGTGACCCAGGAACTCCTTGAGGCCGTGGACCGGTCGGTGTGGGACGGCGACACTCTCACCCTCGACACGGCCGGGGAGTACCGCTACCGGTACCTGCGGCCCGACCCGCACCAGCCGGGATCGCACATCTTCGGACGCATCAAGGAGGCCGGGCATGGCTGAGTCGCAGATCAGCCCGACTCTCGACGAGGTGGCCGCCGAACGGCGGCGCCAGGACGAGAAGTGGGGCGAGCAGAACCACCCCGACGGCACCGGCGCGACCTGGGGACTCGCGGGCGCGAGCGGGCCGCGATTGCTGGCGATGGTCCGCGACGCGCTGCACCGCGCCGTCAACCCCACGTACCGGAGCACCTACCTGTCCGGCGTCGGCGTGGAGGTCGGCGAGGACGGCCAGGTGGTCGCGCTGGCCCACGGGGACCTGACGATTGGGGAGATCCCGGCGCGCGGCGCGACGTGGCTGCTGATCGCGCTCGAAGAGGTCTTCGAAGCACTCGTCGAGGACGACCCGGTCAAGCTGCGCGCCGAGCTGGTCCAGGCGGCCGCGGTGCTCGTGGCGTGGATCGAAGCGATCGACAGGCGGGCCGGGCGTGACTGAGTACACCGAAGAGGACGTCGAGCGCGGCGCACGCATCCTCTGTAAGAGCTTCAGGTTGACCGCGTTCGATATTGACGACGATCCTGCCTGCGACATGATACGGCGGGAATGTCGGGACGCTGCTCGTGCGCTCCTGTCCGCACTGGCCAAGGAGGGACGACTCCTCCCGGCCAGCGGTCAGACCGTCACCCAGTGGGGTGTCCGGTTCGAGGACGGCTACCGCTACAAGGCCAACGATGAGGTCCAGGCGCGCGCGGTAGCGGAGGACCCGAGCCTCGCCGTCATCGCGCTGGAGCAGCGCGCGTTCACCGAGTTCCCGGACGGGTCGAAGCTGAGCGGCCCGTGGGTGCCGTGCGAGGAGAACGAGGACTGATGGACGACGAGACCAAACGCGAGGCGCACAAGCTCCAGCCGGCCTACAACGCCGTGTACGCGCGGATCGCGTCGCTCGGTGACGGCCTGCCGACCGAACCCGTGCAGCGGAACGCGATGATCTGGCACTGCGTCAACGACGCGCTCAAAGCGCTCCGGGAGCCAGAACACGACCCCGACCTGTGGGACACGGTCACCGATCTCGACAGTGCCCGGCAGTGGATTCGGGAGCTGTCGGCCGCCCGGCACGACCTGGTGGCCGAGAAGGATGCGATGCAGGCGGAGCGGGATGCGCTGCGCGTCGAGGCCGCGGCGGTCGATTTCGCGGTCGCAAGCGGCTACGAACTCGGTTTCGCCGCAGGCGAGCGGGCCGGGTACGAACGAGCCCGCCGGGACATCGTGCACGCGATCCGGCGCGAACAGGAGCAATACATCGGCGCTGAGGTCGACGGCCTCAGCATCGCTGCCCGAGTGGCGGGCGACTGCGCGGTCGACCCCCACGTACAGGAGGCGCCCCGCCCGCACCCTGCCTCTGTGATGCGCCAGCGGGTGCGCGAGCTGGCCGGCGCCAACGGAGAGCAGTTGCTCGCCGAGCTGTCCGCGTGGGCGTACGCGTGCGGCGCAACGAAGCTCGCGGGCGGGGATGCCGACGGCGAGCGGCTCGCCCGCTGGATGGGTTCGGTACTCAACCCCGACCACGACAAGGACACGGACTGATGGCCGACTGGTACCGCGACCGCAATTACTCGCCCGTGAGCGCCGCCTACCGCTGCCAGGAGTGCAACGCCCGCCCTGATTGGCGCTTGGAGCGCCGAGGGGACGCCGTGGTGACGTGGACCTGCGGAGACCATCTCGTGCTGGTCCTGTGGCAGCTACAGAGGCCGGTCGAGCGCACCGAGATTGTCGTCACGGTCTACACCGGGCCGAGCACCGAGGGGAGCCCCCACCGATGGCCGGTGAGCCGATCCGCATCGGCGGGTTGATGCGGTGCTGTATCCAGACGATCCGGGAGCACGACCAGCCCGGTATGGAGGGGGTCACCCTCGCCTGCCGGCACGACACCGGGAACCGCCCGGCCACGATCCGGTTCCGGGCCGGGGCATGGGAGTGGATCCCGACCAGTGAAAGGAGACCCACCGATGGCCAGTAAGCGCACGCCGGCCCAGATCGCGGCGGCCGACCAGAACATGACGAACGTCCGTGAGGCCATGACGCGCCTTCTGGTGCTCGTCGAAGGGTCGCGAATGGATGGGCTCGTCGGGCATGAGTTGTTCGAGGCGGCGGCGCTCCATGCGGTCGACGTCGTGTACGAGACCGTCGGCGACCAACAGGCGGACGCCGCCGTGTTCGGCTTCCTCGCCGACGCTCTGATTCGGCTGACCGCTCGGGAGTCGGCGTGACCGACATCCTCAAGGCGATAGACGCGGCCGCCGAGGCGCACGAGCAGACCCGTCTGTGCCTGTGCGGCTGCGGCGGCAGACCGCGTGAGGGGCGATGCTTCGTGGCCCAATCGTGCTTTGAGCGGTGGACCGGGTCGACGCACAGCCGCCGGCGGATGCCGGAGCAGCTCCCGGACCGGTCCGCTGAATACGCGGCGGAGGACGAGGCTGCCGCACGCCGGCGGGTGGAGCATCCACGGTGTGACCCCCGGGGTGTGCCGCTCGTGGACCAGCCTCCCGCGTGTACCTGGCTGTCGTGCCAGCGATGCTCAGTGCCGCACCGGGCCGGCGAGGAGCACGTGTGTGACCCGATCGGCATCACGCTCGCCGAGATGATGGACGGGAGCGCTCCCCTCACGGTCACGGCGCCGACCGGTGAGGACGTGATGGCGTGCGTGCGTGAGCTGGCCGCGTCCCTGCCGCCGCGGCGTGAGGGCGACCGGGTCCATGCGGCGCCCGGCGTGGTCGAAGCGCTGAGGATGGCGGCCGTCGAGCCGCGGGCGCGGCCACCGTGGCGCGGTGTTGACGCCCTGTTCGGTCTACCGGTGTGCGTGGACAACAGCCGTCCGCCCGGCACGTGGGAGCTTCGGGACGGTGACCGGGTGGTCTGCCGGTACCCGGAGCCGCGCGAAGAGGAGACGGACGGCCCGGACGACCTTGATCAATTCATCGCCGAGGAGATCGAGCGGAGCCCGGCGTTCGCCGCGACATGGCGGTCCGCCTCCGACTATCCGGAGCCGTGGTGTGTGGTCCACGAGCGCGCGTGTGCGCCGTGGCGGGATGAGTGCATGCCGCCGGGGCCGCGTCCGGCGCGTCCCCGGAGGTGGTGGGCACCGTGGCGACGGTGAGCGTGATGGGCCGCTTGGTGCGGATCCGGGGTGTGAGCCGCCGGCGCTACCGGCACATCGTTTCAGCGCCGGCGCGGCCAGCATCGGGCTGGGTGCCGCTCGACCGCTCCCACCACGCCTACATCGTGCCGCCCGACGTCTACCTGTCCAGCAGTGAGCGTGCCGGGATGCGGCGGGCGAGCGCGATGCACGCGGCGTACCGGAGGCGCCGCAACCGGAGGAGGAACAGGTGATGGACTTCAACGAGGACGCGGTGATCGCTTGCGTGGATCTGGTCGGCCGCTGCGGCGCGTCCGACTTCGAGATCGGGTTCATGCGCGATGACGTCCCAGTCGAGGAGGCCGGCTGGTACGCGGTCGCGTTCTACCGGGGCGCCCGGATCCAGACCGACGAGCACCGCTCGCCCTCGGCCGCCGCAATGGCGTTGTCGGAGCGGCTGCTTTCCGGTGCGCAGTGTCGCTGCCGAAAGCCGGTCGTCCTGTCCGGTGGGATGCCGGGCTGTCGTTGGCGGCTGGTCGGCCCGAAGTGGGAACCGGGCTGCGACGTGCCCCCGGTGCGGGTCAAGGGCGAGCGCGGCGACCACGCGGCGATGCAGCGGGCGATTGGGGAGCCGATGAACCGCCGCGACCGGAGGAGGAGACGGTGAGCGGACACTACTATGCCGACGACTCGGTGACCTTGTACCACGGGGACTGCCGCGAGGTCGTGCCGGCGCTGGGCATCACCGCGGACTGCATCGTCGCGGATCCGCCGTACGGTGAGACGTCGCTCGCGTGGGACCGGTGGCCGGACGGCTGGCCGGCGATCCTCAGGCAGGCGTCGCGGTCGATGTGGTGGCGGGCGGCGGTCCACGTAATGACGGTCAGCGCCGCGTACGGCCTGGTCGCGCTCCCGGCCTGTGAGGGGCACGCGCCGATCGCCCGCGCCGCTGGCCGGCTGGTCGCGGAGCACGCACACGAAGGCTGGTGCGGCTTCCCTGGCGCCCGCTGGCACGAGGATCTGAACGTCTGCTTGATCGACGACTCGGGTGTTGAGCCGGTGCTCGTCGGGGCGAGTACGGACAGAGAGGACCCGACCTGATGGCGACATTCGTGCCACGGAACCCCAGCATCACCGTCAACGCGGCCGAACCAGTCCCGGGCGTGCTCCAGGTAACCCGGGACGTCATCGACGTGTCCTCGGAGACGGGGCGGAAGCCGGATCCGAAGTGGGTGCACACCGACGCCGCTGGGCATTTCCATGCCTGGTCGGCGGCCGGGACAACCCCGACTCTGGAGCGCCTGACCCGCCATGTCGAGTGTGACGACTCGTGCGCGCACTGGGATGACGAGCCGTGCGCCGGCTATGACGTGCCCTACCTGGCGTGCCGGATTTGCGGTGAAGAGATCCAGCCGGGCACTGTCCGCGACGACGCGCGGTACCGGCCCGGGCTCATCGACTGGTCGGTGACCGCCGCCGTCCTCGTCACCCCGGGCGATCAGGTGACAGTGCGGGTCGAGCTGCCGGACCGGGAGGTGTTCGGCGTGGCGGTGGCCAGCGAGGTCACTGCCGGGCTCGGTGAGCCCCGGACCGTGCTTCGGGGCAACGGCGAGTACGGGGAGCGGAACATCCGCCGCCCGGCGGACGCGTTCGTGCGTGTCGATCCGCTGCACCGCTGGGGCGACCCGAACGTGAAGGGCATCCCGGTCGACGCGCTCGTGGGCCTGGTCTGGGCCGGAGAGGACGTCGATCGGGTCGCCGACGACTACGACATCACCCGCGATGACGTGCTCGTCGCATGCTGGTTCCAAGGCCGGCATGGCGGTAAGAAGTGGCGGCGCTGGTTCGGGGAGTGGGCGGCCGGCTACGAGATCGCGTGCGTGAAGCGCCTACCGCCGGCCGACCCTCCGAGTAGAGAGGACCCCTCGAAGTGAGCCGACGTGTGCTCGAAGACGAGATCATCGCCTGGTTGGAGGCGAACGGCATCTGCGCGGCTGACGTGCCTCGGGAGTCGGTGCCGCGCATCAAGGGCGGGCAGATCTTCTGCGACGTGTTCCTACTCAAGGACGGGCATCGGTATGTGGTGCCGGGGACAACCCGGGTTGCGCAGACGGTGCGGGTCGTGCCGCTGAAGGTGGACCCGCCGGCCGTGCTCGCGCGGTGGTTGGCGGGGAAGGTGTCGACGTCGCAGTTCCGGACCCCGGTGGAGAGGCTGGCGAAGTGACCCAGCTGGACCTGTCGGACCCGATGGTCCGCGAGATGGCAGACCGCAACCACCGGCCGGAGGAACGGTGGACGTTGGGCGGAACGCTGGCTGGTGTGACCTGCTCGGAGTGCTACAAGACGTGGCCGTGCCCGACCCGTCTGGCGTTGCGGCAAGTCTGCTCCTGCCCGGACATAGACACATCGATGCCAGGGGAACGGCCGTACACGTCATCGGTGAAGGGCCTCGACCCGCACTGCCCGGTGCACGGGAGGCCAGCGTGAGCCGTGTAGAGCTGAAGTCTGGGGAGCTACCAGTGAGGGCGGAAGGAGACGGAGCATGAGGCAGACACGGGTGGTTGACGGCCGGGTAGAGCTGTGGCTCCCGATCCCGCTTCTGGGCGGCTGGGTGTGCGGTGAGCCCGACGATGAGGGAATCGGCGACGTGTGCGGGATAACGGTGGAGTCGGAGCCGTGCCCGGTGCACCACGCCACCGGCGAGGGCGGAAGGGGGCAGGGCGTGACCAAGATCGAGTGGGAGCACGTGCGTGTCGAGGCGCGAACGAAGGACGGCGCGACCATCGTGGTCGAGCTGGACGACGCCGTGCCGCTGACCGTGGATCTGGAGTACGCGCGCGAATCGGTTGAGAAGCCGACTGACGGGCTGTGGCGGGAGTTCGAGCCCGGCCCGGCGCGCGCGCGTGTGTGGGTGGCCGGTCATTGCGCGGTGTGGTTCCGGTCGCGGGCCGAGCCCCGATCACAGGGGAGTACGGAGGGTAGCCAGCTATGACCTGGGAAGAGGTCCGCCTGGTCCGCCTGGCGGCGGCAGACGCGCACGCGCTGCACGACGACGTGCTGAGCAAGATCGAGGACCACTTCTGCGCCGTGCAGGCCGCGGAGGAAACGATCTACGAGATCGCGCGGTTGCACAAGCCCGAGCTGTTCGGCGGGGTGGTGGCGTGCCTGGCCTGCTCTCCGGGGATGCCTCCTCCGGTGCTGGTGGAGTGGCGCTCGTGCGCGACGATCGCGCTGGTCGTGAAGGGCCTCGAACTCGACGTGGGGAAGATCGACAGTGAATGACCTGGTCACATGGTTGCGCGGCGTGCTGGACGACGTCGAACGGAAGGCGCGCGCGGCCGGCGGCAACTCCTGGCATGTGGACCACTTCGGGGACTGTGAAGGTCCGTGCGGCTGCCGTCGCATCGAAGCCGACGACATGATCATCTATGACGAGGGTGGACACACCGAGCACCACGCCGAGCACATCGCGGAACACGACCCTTCCCGCGTGCTCCGCGAGGTGGAGGCAAAGCGCCGGCTGATCGCCGAGTACGAGCGCGCGCTCGCTGCCTGCCGGGCGCACCCGGACGACTTGGCCTCTGCCGGCTGGCTCCTGGCGTTGGTGCGAGTGTTGAAGATCGTCGCTCAGCCGTTCTCCGACCGTCCGGGCTTCAGAGAGGAGTGGAGAGCGGCGTGACGTATGTCTGGCCGGTGGCCGCCCGGATCGAGGCTGGCGAGCGGGTGCCGTTCGCAGCCGGCGTCTTCGAAGCCCTCGCCATCACGCTGGCCCGGCCGCTGCGGCGAGCGTACGACGAGCACTGCGCCGAGCACTGCCGTCCGCTGGGCATTCCGCCGCTCGATTGTCCCGAGGGGCGTCGGCTGTACGGGTTGCTGCCCGCCGGTGAGTTCATCCTGCTGGGGGCATCGTGAGCGAGACACCGTGGAACGTCCGGCTGACCCACATGGTCTCGGCGGCGGTCCTCAGGTTGCGGCGTGAGCGGGGCTGGTCGGCGGCAACCCTGGCAGACCGGTGCGCCGAGTTGGGCTACCCGGTACCGCGGTCGGTGATCGCGAATATGGAGATCGGCCGGCGCGATGACGTGTCCGCGGCCGAGTTGCTCATCCTGGCTCGGGCCCTCGATGTGGCGCCGGTTGATCTGCTCGTCGACGCGCAACCCGATGTGCTGGTCGAGCTGCTGCCTGGCCGGCTGGACGCGGTCCGGGACGCGCGGGCGTGGCTGGTCGGTGAGGCGAAGTTCGGCGTGCGGACGTGCCCTTGTGCGGTGTGTCATGGCGTTCCGCCACGCGGGTTCGTGTGTGGGTCGTGCGGCCGCGAGAGCGCGGAGGTGGACGGATGAGGAGTGGCGGCCATGAGCGAGGAGCTGGACCGGTGAGCCCTTTCGCGGAGGTGACGCTTGGCGACGCCTTCGAGTGGATGGCGCGGCCGTTCCCCTGTGCGTGCTCGGGCGGGAACCCGTGCTGGTGTGCTCGGTATACCCGACATGCGGCGGTGATGGTTGTGCTGGCGCTGAGGTTGCTCGGCGCACTGACGTCCCTCGACCAACAGGGGAGTACGGATCGTGACGACCATTCCGTGACATACCTGGATCAATCCTCGTTACCGGCCAGTACAGGTGTCCCGGATCCCCGGGCTGAGACCGATAGGCGTAGCGGTGAGTGACGAGCCCTCCGGCACCTGCGTCGTCTGCCACCGCCGAGACCCGCTTCCGGACCTGACGCCCTGCTGTGGTCCGTGCCGCCGCTGGCTCCGCCGGATCCTGTGGGAGATCCCGGACTACTGCGCCGAGCTCGAAGCGCGGGACGCGGGCCTGACCGGCGCACGCGACGCGCTCGCGATGGCGCTTCCCGCCGGTCCCGTGCCTGGTCAGTCCGCGGGCCCGAAGGTGGCCGGCTCGACCGATCCACCGGTACCGGTCAACGTGGACGCCCTGGACCTGCTCGCGCCGGCGCGACCCCAGCGCGCCGGCACGTCCGACCCGAGCCACGACCAGACCGGCTACCCATCCGTCGCCGCGGTACTTGACTCGTGGGTGCGGGACTGGCACGAGACCTTCTGCCCAGCCGACGATCTGCCAGGCGCTGAGGTGGGTGACCTTGTCGCGTGGCTGGTACGGCGCGTAGAGGAGATGTGCAGCCAGCACCCCGCCATCGACGAGTTCGCCCGGGAGATCCGAGACCTCCACTCCACCCTCCGGCGGGTGTCAGGCTGGGCTCCGCGCGGTTCCCAACGCCCGGAGGAGTCGTGCCCCGACTGCCATGTCGCCGCAGTGTGGCGTGAAGACATCGCTACCGATCATGAGTGCATGCACTGTGGTCGGATGTTCACGGCGGAGGAGTTCGCTGAGGCGCACGGCAAGACGGTGCCGTGGGCGGCTTGAACGGAATGTCGTACGGCCGCGCGATGATGGCACGTTCCACATCGGATACTCGGTTTAACCTCGGGCCGCGTTCGGTGTACGGTAGGGAAGTTCCGCCGGTGCGAAGCCATGGGGTTACTTCAAACTGCTAGTTTGACCCGTACCCCGTAGCGCCTGGATCTCGGCGGACACAACAACTCCAGACCTCCCGGTGCGAAGGTGGACGGTTACTTCGCGATTGGCCGACGAATCGCCCCGTAAAGGCGATTGCTGCGGGTTCGAGTCCCGCTTGCCGGACACCGCCCCGATCTCGGGAGGCCGCAAAACGCCCGTGTCGCCTGACGACCGGACCGCTCGGAGTAGGCGTCCGGGCTACAACTGAACAAGCACCTCCCCGGTGCGCTGGATGACGGTTCCTTCACTGAGGTCTGGTTCGAATCCAGCCAACCCCGCTCCTGGGGTTCGGCAGCCACGATGGCGTGTGGCACCCGTCGCCCACCTTTGATCTCGGGGAGTCACAATTGCAGAAGATGCCCGGTGCGCAGGGTTCGGTTACTTCGATTTGGGATCGAGAGGTCGCAGGTTCGAGTCCTGTCGTCCCGCCTCACGTGCGGGACGTAGCTCAGTTGGCAGAGCGCTTTAGGTCACCGGTCCCGCTTTGATCTCGGGCATCTCTTCTGAAGCTGCGGCTCCCCACCTCTCACGGTTGGGAGCCGTTTCGCATCATGGCGAAGTTCAACACGACCGCGACGTGGCCGGCGAAGGGCAACGGCCCGATCGCCGCCGAGTCGACCCCGTCCACGCTCACCCACGAAGGCGCGCCCGGCTACGTCCGGGACGTGAAGAGCGAACTGTTCCTCCTCGCGGTGTCCAACATGGTCGGTGAGGACACCTTCTACGAGCGGGCAACCGACCGTGACGCCCGCTACGAGGCGCTCGTGAGGCAGGCAACGGCCGAGGACTCGGAGTGGACGTCCCGGCTCCTGGCGTGGCTCCGCACCGATGGCAACATGCGCTCCGCCCCGCTGGTCGGCGCGGCGGCCTTCGCGCATGAGCGGCTGAAGCGCGGCGAGGCCGGCATGTCCCGCCAGGTGATCGCCTCGGTGCTGCAGCGCGCGGACGAACCCGGCGAGCTGCTCGCCTACTGGACGTCCCGGTTCGGCCGGGCGATCCCGAAGCCGGTCAAGCGCGGCATCGCCGACGCGATCGGCCGCCTCTACAACGAGTACGCCCTGCTCAAGTACGACACCGACAGCAAGGGCTTCCGGTTCGCCGACGTCATCGACCTGGTTCACCCGGACGCGGTCGCACCGTGGCAGGGCGAGCTGTTCCGCTACGCCCTCGATCGGCGCCACGGCCGGGGCGGCGAGATCACCGGGCTGCCGATGGTCGACGCGCGCATGCTGATGCGCTCCCGCGCGCTCGGCGATGAGCCGCAGGCCCTTCTCGACGCCGAGGCGCTGAAGCGTGCTGGCATGACGTGGGAGGACGCACTGTCGCTGGCTGGTGACCGCGTCGACAAGGCAAAGCTGTGGGAGGCAGTCATCCCGTCGATGGGCTACATGGCGCTGCTGCGGAACTTGCGCAACTTCGACGAGGCCGGCGTGTCTGATGCGGTGGCCGAGCAGGTCGCGGCGCGGCTCGCGGATCCGCAGCAGGTGGTGAGGTCCCGCCAGTTCCCGTTCCGGTTCCTCGCCGCGTACGAGAACGCCCCGTCCCTGCGCTGGGGTCATGCCCTGGACAAGGCCCTGTCGGCGAGTCTCGCGAACGTGCCGCGGCTCGACGGGAAGACGCTCGTGCTCATCGACACGTCGGCGTCGATGACGAGCATGTCGTTCTCGGCCCGGTCGAAGATGGGCCCGGCGAAGGCCGCCGCGGTGTTCGGTGTCGTCCTGGCGATCCGGTGCGGCGCCGACCTGTACGGCTTCGCCGACGACGCGTTCCGCCACGACGTGCCGAAGGGCGCCAGCGCGCTCAAGGAGATCGGCCGCTTCCTGTCCCGGACCGGTGAGGTGGGTCACGGTACCCAGATCGCCGCGAGCCTGCGCCGCACATGGAACGGCCACGACCGGGTGTTCCTCGTCTCCGACATGCAGACGATGGACTCCGGCGCCACGTCTGCGGTCCCGCCGTCGGTGGCGTTGTACGGCTTCAACCTCGGCGGCTACCGCCCGGCAGCCTTCAGCGCGGGCGCGCCGAACCGGACCGAGTTCGGCGGGCTCACCGACGCCACATTCCGGATGATCCCGCTGATCGAGGCGGGACGACACGCCAACTGGCCGTTCTGACATGCTTGCACCGATGATCAGCGACGGTTTAACCTAAACGCAGCCACGAGTCTGCCCAACGAGCGCCGCGCCCGCCGTGCGGCGCTCGTTGCGTCTCTCCACAGGGGAGGACGCCCGCGGTGAATCTGGACGCCCACGTGACCGCGAGCGAAGCCGTCGCCGACCCGGCGATGAAAGCCCAGCACGTGACGATCCCGCTGATCTGCATGTGGCGCAAGCTCGGCAAGCTCCGCGCGGTGGGCAAGCGCGGCCGTTCCCCGCTGTACCGGTGGGGCGACATCCTCACAGTCGAGGCCCAGACCCGGATGTCGGGGAAGTCGCACCGCAACGTCGCGTGAGCGGGAGGTGCGATGTCCCAGCGACCCCAAGCGCCACGTCCGATCACCCCACCGAAGCCGGCCACACCGAGGCCGCCGAACCGTCCGAAGTAGGCGACGGTGGGCAGAGCGCTACGCCCATGCCTGGGCCTGCCCGGCGTGCGATGTGGACGCCTTGCGCACGGCTCACGCTGCCCTGAGCATCAGCGTGTCGTGGATCGGGGGACGCTGCGGGGCAAGCGTGATCGGCGGCCGTACAGCAACGCTGAGCGTCAGCGGCGGAAGGCCGTGGTTGATGCGCATCGTGCGGCGTACGGCGAGTGGTGCCCTGGGTGGCAGTGCCCTCCGCATCCGACCAGTCTGGTCAACCCACTGACTGCGGATCATGTGGTGGGTGTGGGTGCGGGTGGTGCGGAGGGTGGCGCGCTGGGTGTGCTGTGCCGCAGGTGCAACGGCAGGAAGCGTGACTACGCTGCGTGACTCGACCTGATCGTGATTACGCACTGTGATGCGTGCGCGGTGGGGTGGAGGGGGGCAGGGGGGCCACGCAAACGGTCAATAGGGCCACGAC